GTAGCAAGTATCTCCAAGTCAGCAGTCATATCTTGCAGAGTATGTGCCCGTGTAGTATCAACCACACTACTCAATCTCTCGGTATATTTGTTCCAATATGCTTCCTTACTCTTACGAGTTCTTTCTCTATATTCTTCAATGCTGTTGTAGCCAAGTGGAATATATCGTATAGACATAACAAAATCCTCACGGTAAGTATAATAAATTTATTGTAGTTGTGGTAGAATAAAAAGGGATGAATTTATCCAAGGCCTATCACCAATATACCATTGATAGTTTCTTTGTGTAATACGGGGTAGGTTTAATAAAGATAGGACGCCATTCAATCTTTCCTTTGTGGTATTGGATTCCCAACCCGCAGAACGAATCTGCAATATACCAACATCCCAACGGGCAATGACATTGCCATGTAGATAAAGAGTGGTTCCATCTGTCCATGTGTTAGCACGGCGAAATGGTTTTCTATTGATAAAGGCACGGGCTGCCAATTCTGTAATCTTTCTCATAACATTCTCCAATGTAATACGAAACAAATATAAGGAATTTAGATGTAATAGCCAAGCAAATAATCGCGGTATGTAAAATTATTTTACAAGTGATTTCAGGTGTGCCTTTACTTCTCTTGCAAGGGCACCTTTCCAATGGCCTGCATTTGATAGGAAATAAAGGATAATAGATTTTGCATCATCATAACCATACACATCATCAAGAGTGTATAATTCATCCATTGCATCAAGATAGGGAGCAGCACTATAACTAATATGGTGCCAATCCTCACGGATAATCTCTGCAATCTCGCAAATAGGGGTTTGTGGGGTAAGTGTAATATCGTTCATAACATTCTCCAATGTAATACTAAACAAATATAATGAATTTAATCCTAATAGCCAAGCATTATTTTTTATGCAAGGCAAAGTATTGTTTTGATTCCTTTGTCATAACATCCATAGTCTGCCTTGCCAAATCAAATTTACCAAGATATACCCAAGTGTCATACATCTTCTTTAGGGTTCTGCCTCTATCGGTTCTTGAAAACGGTTTCATAATAATTCCTTGACGGTATCTATAATAATAATACTATAAGTTATCTAAAGGGATTCATAATGGCAAACATAACACTACCAAGTATAACAATTGCCCATATAATATCATCATCATCTACATCAAACATAGTATATCCTATATTAAGCGTGATACATTCTCAATCTCTGCCAACGCCCTTTCTTAATTCTTTTAGGGCATAATGATACTTCGTTACTACTGAAATAACTATTAACATAATAATTGCCATTCAATGCCTTAGCAGTAGGTAATACATTTTTATCTTTACTATAATGGTAGATAACCGCACATATTGAGATAGTGAATAGACACAGTAATAGTAGCCTATGTGTAATAGTATCAATATCTGCCAATGGTCTGAATGCCGTTTCGTTGTGTTTTGTTTCCATATAGCACACAGCATATCCTATTGTGATACAAAAATGACATGGACGCACACCGTTGGAGAATGTGGGTGGGAATACAATGTACGCCCATGCCTTCATCGGAGAATGAAATTGTCAGTAGCCTATCAACCATTTAATGAGTATCAGTAGCATAACCACTTGAATCAGCCCACTCAATGTCCTATCAATGAACCCACTTCTCCTAACATATCTTCTTCTCATTGTGATAACCATTCAGATAGTAGTTGATATTTGTATTCAGTCATGTTACCAACCCATAAGTCAGTAGCAAGTGTAGCCAATAGCGAAGCAGTTTCGTAGTCTTTCAACTTTCTATTTGTTTGTGCCAAGTCATACAATCGTTGTGATAGGTATGGGGCATTGTTATCAATCCATTCCTTACTCATGGCAGTAGCCCTCCTCTATTAGCATTGATGCAGTTCTACCATGTGAACCTTGTAGTTCCCATACCACACCACTATCTATTAGTGTTTGGTAGCATTCAATGTATCTCTCTTGTGTTACATCATTACACTCTATGTCCATGATGGCATCAAATATATCCATATCATTCTCCGTTATGATAGTACAAATATAATCATTTTTGTAATACTAAGCAAGCACTATATTATTTTTTTACATTCGTGCCAAGTCGTGTGTTATTGACAAGGTATTCAATATCTGTAATACCGTCAAAATCATCGAACATACAACGGCAATCATAGGTCTTATCAAGGGACTCATTCCAACGCCTATCATCCCGCATAATGTCATACAAATCATCTTCATACATACGCCATTCTCCTATGGTATTATTATATTTCTTGAAAGTGTCTATGTGTAGGACAACCACGCAACCTTGATATAATCAATTTATATTGTATATCGTTAGCATCCGTAAGCACAGCCTTGTAGTTCCTCATGGGTCTTGGTGGCCGTATATCCTTGATAGTCTTCGGCACCCACACTTTCGGCGGTTTATCTGCCTTAGGTGTTTTTACAGTCCTATCCTTAGCAACCTTGATAGGTTTAACTTTTTTACTATCTATCATCATTGGTGTATTGGCCAACTCAGCAGTAACAGCATTCAACTCAGCAATAATAGCACCGTCTCTCTGTCTTGTGGATAGCATCCTCAATAAGAATTCCTTATCGGCATCCAACTCGATCCATCTTGGGTTCTTCTTAAGCATAGCCCATTCTCCTATGGTATTTTTATTATAGTGAGTATGATACTACTACTACCGCAATCCATATTGCAAAGAACATAAAGGCCATAAAAGCACCGTCTCCACTTGACCGCATGGGTCTCTCATAGGTTCGTCTCATAACATTCTCCAATGTTGTTGTGTCAAACTTTCTTATACAAATATACGGAATTCAAACCACATACGCAAGCACTTTTTTATTTTTTTTTACTCGGTGGAAACTGTCTTGTTTCCTCATGTCTCAAACATAGAACAAATATAAGTAATTTTGAGCACATAGCCAAGCACTTTTTTTACTTGGTGGAAACTTTCTTGTTTCCGTTGTCATTCCGTGTCATTGTATCAAAGAACAGTACAAATATAGTCAATTTTGAGAACAGATCCAAGCAATTATTTTTTTTATTTCCCATACACCCCATACCCCCGCGGGGGGTTCGGGAAGATACGGAATTTACCCCTAATTTCCAAGCACTTTATTTTGATCACCCCAAAAATAGTGCTTGTTTATGTGGTGGAAATTGTGTATATTTGTACTGTAATTGAGACCCGGAGGGGGGGGTGGGGCTATTAACTGTAAACCCCCGCCCCTAGGTAGGGCTACGCAGTGCCGGGGGGTGTCTTTTTCTATCGGCCCCAGAATTTTTTGACTAGAGAAACCTTTGTTTGAACACCCCCTGTGGGGGTTATTTCTTTTTTACCCACCTTGAACACCATTTGTATTTCCACTTAACTTTGAAATCTTATCAAATATTCTATTGACATCCATCCATTTTACCTCGTTAAGTACAATTTCTCTCTTAGTTGATGGTTTCTGATTAACCACTTCCTTTACCGCACGTTTTTTCTTAATTACAGGTGGTTTGATTTTAGGTACTTTTATTTTTCTCCAACCATATGAAGTGCGTTCAAACCCCAATTCTCTCATTTCAATAATCTTCAGTTCCATTTTTTTACGTCTTGTTTCTCTCATCTTTGCCTTTACCGCATCTGACATCTTTCTACCTGTACTCGCCTCTCTCAGTTTTTGTAGTGCCTCTTCAGTATGACGCCTACCTTTAAAGGTACATCCTTCAGGAATCTTACGTCCCGTTTTATATCCCCTTCTTATTTTATCAGGGTTCTCAGCATAAAATGTTTTAAGTGTTTTTGATAGTTGTATCCTTTGTTCAGGAGTTCTTTTTTTTCCACGATTGCTTTCGTGAAGTCTTTTAAGAGCTTCTTGTGCAAGGGGTGAATTTTTTATATTATTTTTTAGTCTTTCTAATTGTTCAGGTGTATGTCTATATGACCAATTACGTTCACGTCTACGTTCCCATGCCTCTTTCATTTTTTTCTTAGTTTCTTCGGTATGTTTCGTTCCTGTACGTGATGACACCCAACCATTTTTTCTACGGTTTTCCCATAATAATTTACTTCTTTCACTCTGTGTTAACGGAAATGACCGATTATTATTATTGTTATTGCTCATTGTTTAACCTCTGTTCACGTAATAATTTATTTCTTAAAATGTTTGCCTGACGGGTTTTTTCGATTGCTTCGGGTGGCATCTTCCTTCCCGTCCTATAAACACGTAATTTTTCTTTTGCCTCTTCTGACATCTTTCGTCCCAATCTTGCACGTCTAATCTTCTCTACATGTTCGGGTGAAAGTTTTTTACCGAGATTATGTTGTCTAAGACGTTCCTTAACTTCGTCTGAAACCCCCACACGTTTTAAATCACTTCTGAGGTCATCGTATAACCGTGAAGACACAACATACTTCTGTTCATAGTTTCTTTTCTTACCGCCCTTTGCAATGTTGCACATGGCACGAAAGGCCATCGCCATTTCACGTGTTCTGTGTATCTTCCACAATAGGGCATGTGCAATATAATGTTCACGGGCAGTTAGCACTACAATATTTTTATGTTCTAAGTCTTTGTATGATTTGAGTCTTCCCTCACCACCCATAGACTTCGGTACTATGTGATGACATTCAAAGTAACTACCTGAACGTTTTTCTTCGATTCTCACCTTCTTTAGTTTAAGACGAGACTTCATAAGATTATTGTATATTCGCTTATAATTCATTTAAAATAATAACTCTGTTTGGTTAAACCAATGTGCATTTAATTTTAATAGTTTTTTAGTGTTTAGTGGTATCGGTGAACGGTCCATGTGGAATTTCTTATTTTTATCGACATAACCAAGGACGTAGATGACTTCGTGACCGTAATCCTCCATCCAATCGAATCTCCACAACACAAGACCACTTGGTGGTTTCTTTGGGTCAAATTTAGTCCATTTCATTCAGGTAATCCTATATCATATGGGGAAATCCAATGAGCATTTCTTTCTACAAGCATACTCGGTGAAAGGTGTTCTACTTCATCATCATACGATGAAAGTATTAAGTAACTGTATATTCCTTCCTTATACCAATAATAACCGTGATGATAACTAACACTTGATTTCAAATCATCTATACGCCAAAATGTATCACCAATCGGTATGTTCCTTGGGTCAAACTTACGCCACCTCATAAGGGGCTCAAATTCATTATTGTCTAATTTAGTCGGTTCCATTTCGATTCTTTCCTTTTTTGTAGTAATACACATCATATCCCATAAAAAAACCGATTCCACTAAAAAACCCTTCAATAAAAAGATTTTGATAATCAAACAACACACCTACAAGAAATGTAGGGGCCCAAAGTATAAGGGCAAAAATAAACATATAAATAACAATCATATTCTTTCGTATCCCATAGTATTATGTGTAACAAGTGGGCAATTTGCCCACTAGGTGTTTCTCCGTATCTTGTTGTTTTTCAATTTCTTGATTCACGTTATTGTCTTGTTTTTTAGTTAAAAAAGTGGACAAACCACCTATCCTTACGGTAACTATTTAGGGATTCCTGTAATAATAACTTTACCACTTATTTTTGATGATTTTGGGTATGCCTCTTCCCACATTTTCTGTAATTGTTCATCTGTGTATCTTTCTTTCAAATTTGCTGATTCATCATGGCAAAAGCCATGGTGAAAGTTACCAACACCCTTTGGTGTATGAACTATAATTGCAGTGTCATCACTTTTCATAACTTTAATTAAAAAATGTGAAGTAAATGTTAAACCCAAGCTCTGTTAAAACACCGAGTGCTAATAATATACACATCCACATAGTGATTAACATATATTTATCGCCTTTCCACAAAAAATCAATTTCTTCTATTATTTTTTTCATAACTTAATTCCAACGGTAACTATAAATTATCTATATGTCCACTTGAATAAGCCCCATAGGATGCTCATTTCATTTGGTGGTTTGCTTAGCACTTCTACTTCCGTATAATCATTATTACCAATGGTAACATAATGTATAATATCATCATAGAGTGAGTGAGAACTATAATTGGCATCTTCGTATGAACTGCCTTTGGGTAACTTTATCAGTAAAATCAAGTTGTCCATTGCCGTAGGTTTTGGCATCCATGAAGGCAAACGGGGTTGGAAATCCTCTCTTACCATTCTTGGTTCTGTCTTTATAACACACTCGTCTTTTATTGTTTTTTCCATAATTCAATCCCAATCCCAACTATTCGGAAGTCTATCTTCTACACCATGAACAATTGCAATAAAAATATCACGGTGAAAAATAACGGTTTCCCCATTAACGTTCATAGAAGTAATGCCATTGAGTAAATCCCAAAATCTTTCCATATTGATATTAGGATATTCTTCTAACAGTTTCATATATTCTTGACGGATGAATCCCATTTCATGTCGTGTTGGGTAATTGTAAACCCTTTCATATACTTCTTGTTGAAAACTCATGTCATAATTCCTTTAATTATAGTACTAATATAATAAATTTATACCATATATGCAAGCAATTTATTTGTTATCTCTAATTACTTTACATGGATTCCCATATGCAACAACATTACTTGGTATATCTTTAACGACTAAAGACCCTGCACCTATTATGGTATTACTACCGATTTGTATTCCATCTATTATATTTGCACCCATACCTATCAAAGAATTTTCGCCAATGGTTACATTACCTGCAATGTTTGTTCCTGGGTTTATTGAACAGTAATCACCTATTGTAGTATGGTGTCCGATTGATACTTGCCTATTTATACTAACAAAGTCACCGATTAATGTGTGAGCTGCAATTGTCACATTCGAGTTTATTAGAACACCCCTACCCAATGTGCTCATTTTTGAAATATCTAAACTACTGTGTATAATATTAATGAACTTGTTTACATCCAAATTTAACGACTTTAATATTTTAACCTTGTATGATGGCTGATACACACCCAAAGTTAATTGAGAGTATTCATTTAAATCAATATCATTTGATACTGTTATATTATACCAATCATGGTTGAATTTATTTAAAGTTGGTAAATTTAAATTATTGTATACCTGTATATCTAATAATTTACTCTGTGAGTACAGGTTGTCTAATATCATTGTTATGACATTATCGCCTTTACCGACTATTAATAATCTTGTTGCCATAACCAATATGTCTCAATTCAGTGGATGTATAATGTGAAAATTCAAATTCATTGAGTATTCTATGTGCTCTTTTTAATAACTCAATGTTTGTTGTTTTTTCTTTGTTTCTATAGTATAGATTATCTTCAAGGCCTATTCTTATGCCATCAAAATCTAATAAACCATATGTATTGCTTTTTAATTGTTGTGATCCGATTCCACCCAAACAAGTATATGAATTTGATGGTAAATTGTGCTTAATTGATGATAGTGTATCTAAATTACACTGTCCATTGTATATGTTACCTAAAATAACGTTGATATGATAAGGTGGATGTAATATACCTTTAGATATAAGATAGTTTGTATAGTTTAACATACCTGTATCAAAGCATTCTATTTCGGGTTGTACACCGTATTTATCCATTTCACTTATTAACGACAAAATCATTTCAGGTTGGTTTACTGATGCACCTGTTGGAAAGTTTAGTGATGACATCGTTAGTGAACCCATATCGGGATATAGTTGTAGAACTTCCGTTCTTTTCCCTAATTCTGAGAAATTTCTGCCAGTCAATGAAACGCATATCAATAGTTCAGGGCAATATTTTTTTATACCTTCTATTATAGTTTGATATACTTCTTTCTTATACGTGTTCTTTAAAGTTAATTCTTCTCTTGCATGTATATGTACTATTGATATACCAATTTCATTTGCTTCATGTACTGACTCGATTATCTCATTTGGTAACAACGGAGCAAATGAATTTTCTCGTGTTGGTTGAGTACCTGTTGGTGTAAAGTTAATTATTTTTTTCATAATACACTATGTAAGAAGTTAATTTATATTCATTTCTTTTATTTTTATCAAAAACTGTTTCAAACATAATATTTTTAGAATCATCTATGCGTACACTATTTATTTCTTCAAATTTACCTAAATTTCTAATGTACCAAAGATTTGGTTCTGTATTTATTGTTATAACAGTATTTTCATTAACGATTACATTTATTTTTTCTGGATGATCTTTTATCGATTTATAGAAAATATTTAATGTTGATTTGTTGTTATCATAAAACAATGTATAATGTAGATTTCGATTGTAGAAACGTGTCCCCTTCTTAAATTTATCTTCGGACAACTCAATTTCGTTCTTGAAAAGAACCTTACCCGAATTCATAAAAAGTTTTTTTGTTAAAAATTCTAAATATTTTTTATCGAGTTTAACCATTTCCTCTTTTATAAATTCCCTGTCATACGATTTAAATTTTTCTGGCAAAGACTCGACCTTGAAAGATTTTAATGAGCCAAATAAAAACCCATCATCTTTTCCATTATCAGTGTATACAATTGAATCGTATTCATCTAACAACCTTGCATGTTCAAACAATATTTCTGGATCTAATAATTCACAGTCGTACTCTATGTGATGCAATCTTTTGTATCCAAAGTTTATAGCAATTTGACTTGCCATCACAAACATTCTATAAATTGCAAATCCATAAAAATATTTACTAAAATATTTAGAGATTACTTCAAAAGCTTCACGTTTAAAGTGACTGTATCCCATTAAACTAACATCGTCTGATATGTCATTTTCGTGGTCGTATATGTAATAGTTGCATTTTTTTTGAATATGAATCGGTACATGCGTATGTGATATTAGTGCAATATGTAATCCACACTTTAATATAGAATCTACACACCTTTCCAATGAAATTTCTTGTTCAATTGTAGGGCAATATGCTGTTATACACACTAAATCACTCATGGTACTAATATAAACATTTTTTAGGACATATGCAAGCAGTTTTTCAATTTTCCACCATATTTATGTTTATGATAAAGTTATTGAACATATTAATGGAAGCAGAAGGTAAGATTAATTTTACCAATTGGGTTATGCCTACTAATGATATTCTTAAACGTGAGTTTAAGGTAGAACATGAATTGAAAGGTTTACATCTGTTTGATGATGAAAATTCCTTCATTAACGCCGTTAAAGGTGGTAAAATTATAACAGTTACCGACTCAATCGACAGAACCATCCAAAGACGTTCAAGAACATCCGATTTTGACTCGCTATTCCGTCTCATACGTGGTTATCGTTCATACCCTGAGTTTCGTAACAAGGAGACACTTATGGCCATCTACGATGGGTTTAAGGAGGGAAAACCGATGGAATATCCTATTGTATTAGAATTACCCGATGGCAAACTGTCTGTTTTTTCAGGCAACACACGTATGGACATCGCATTTCAATTGGGCATAGAGCCTAAAGTTATTGTAGCTAAGGTGGAAAACAATGATTAAATTAACACAGTTATTAAAAGAAATGAAAATAAATGAACGTATAAGTGATAAAGTATGGCACTTTACTTCATTAGTATCTCTTTGGGGTATATTAGACAAGAATGCCTTTGAGTTATCAAAGAACGAATCACCCGCAAAAGATAAACCTAACTACAAAAAATATTATATGTCACTATCTCGTATACGTAGTGGTGGATTTCCCGAAAGGTCTGCACGTTGTATATCTGCACGTGTTGAAATAGACGGTGTAAGACTATCACAACGGTATAAAGGGGGTGCAACTGCTTACTTCACAAACACACGTGACCGTGATGAGTTTGAAGACCGACTATTTTCAGACGACCAATACATTAAAAATGCAAAAGATTACATAAAAACTATTGATTTTTGGCCGAATAAGTGTGTTGCAAAGACAAAATGGCCACTTGATGAAATAATGGATGCATGTCTTAAAATGGGAATACAACTACGTTATTTTGAAACTAAGCAAAAATATTACGGTGAATCAGGTGGAGTTGTTGTTACAAAAGAAAATAAGGATGAAATTCTCAATAAATTCATGGAAGGATTGGGTGATATTAGCAAAACAGAAGGTAAAATAAATGAACGTATATCTTCTATTGCATATCACTTTACAAATATACCTGCCTTTGAAAATATAATGAGAAGTGATAAATTTAAATTGGCGGACAACCCATTACCCGATCCCGTATTAGAACCTTATGCAGTGAATCCCGATAAGTATTCACACTTCATGTCTGTTGCACGTACACGTGTTCAAGGTTATTCAAGAATATCACGTGAAGATTATATGAGACCACTCAATGTACGTTTTCAATTAGATGGTAACAAGTTAAGTTCTAATTACAAAGGAAAACCATTTGATTACTTCGCAGCTCTTCAAGGTAATGCAATAAAGAAAAATAGATATGACGAGTTTGAAGACCGCATATATCATAGTGATATGTACATACCGAAGGCAAAATCATACATAACACGTGTTGATGTTACTTTAGATGGTGAAGACGTACAAGTTCGTGGAGTACGTAAGATGTTATACAATGCTTTAAAAGACACAGTAACGGCAGGGATTCCACTCTACTTATACAAGTCAGAAAGAGATTTTATAGCACAACTTCGTGGCATTGAAATCAAAGACATTACACAGTTAGACAGTATTATTTCCAATTGGAAAATTGGTGAACCCTTCACGGGAACAACCGATTAAAACCTACTACGGTCTCTTAGGTCTGTCAAGTCATTAGTATATTCTCTTGCAGACCTATGGACTGCCAAAGACCATAGAAAGAAAATTATACCAAGAACCACACCCGCCATTGGTGTTAGGATACTTCCCAATATAAATCCACCTAATCCCCATACAATACACATTCCGAGAATAATAAGTGTACTTAGGATTGGTATATTGATTCCTACTGCAAGTAAAAAGAATGAAAGGCCAGCTACTAACCAACTCTCCAATAATAAACCGAGTATAACGGATATTATAAAGATTTCACCATAGTATGTTTTCACTGCACGTGAGTTTGACTCTGACTGCACGATGGCACGTCTAAAATCACCTGTAAACATATGACCGCTCCTTTACTTTTCTAATAAGATTTTTTTACAATATTCTTTGTATAATGAATTCGGAAGCATATCCACAGACTTCTCAAATTCTTCTAATGAAATAAAACCAACTTGTAGGGCAATTTCTTCGAGACAGGCAACTTTCATGTTCTGTCTTCTTTCAATGACACTAATGAACTGTCCCGCCTCTAAGAGTGATTCGGGTGTTCCCGTTTTTTTTTTAATGATACGGCGACCACCGAGATCTACACGTAGTTTGCCACTATTTAGGTAAGCATTTTGAACGGATGTTATTTCTTTTTCACCTCGTTCACTCGGTTCAACATTCTCAGCAATATAAGAAACATTGGAATCGAAGATATAAAGTCCCGGAATTGCATATCTCGACTTAGGATTGGTAGGTTTTTCTTCAATTGAAATAACTTTACCTTGTGCGTCGAACTCAACTACACCATATCTCTCAGGATCTTGCACTTTATATCCAAAAACAGTACCACCAACGTTAGTTTGTAGTGCATTTCGTAAGAAATCTAACTTGCCATGGAACAAATTATCACCTAAAATAAGGCAAACTTGGTTATTTCCAATAAAATCTTTACCTATTGTAAACGCTTCTGCGATACCATTTGGTTCATCTTGAACGGCATATTCTATAGAAATTCCGAATTGCTCACCGTTTCCTAACAGTTTTTTGAACAATGGGATGTCTTCTGACGTTGAAATAATGAGAATTTCTCTAATTCCACCCAACATTAGGGTAGCTAAGGGATAATAAATCATTGGTTTGTCATAAACGGGGAGTAATTGCTTGCATACTACTGATGTGAGTGGATAGAGACGTGTTCCACGTCCTCCTGCTAAAATAATTCCTTTTGTACTCATTACCTAACCATCCTTGCACGTTTGAAATTTATATCTGATACTAAATCATCAATCTGCATATCAACAACGTATGGTTTAGTTCTGATAGTAGTTTGAATCTCCGACCAATTTGTATTCGTGTCACTTACTGATATATTTGTAATTGTTGCTGTATTTAGGAAGATAATATCTTTTTCATCTTCTATTGGGTATATTTTGTATAGATGTAGTAAGTCTGTGTTCATCGTGACACACCCTCTTTTAGTTCGTTTAAGTTATGTTCTTCAATCCAAAAGAAACAACCCCGTGTTTCTCGTATTAAGGCGTCCCTTTGAAGTTTATCCAAATTAAATTGGGCATCCTCTATGTCTGAAAAAATTCCTAATACTTTGAAGTCGCTTTCAACCGTAGTTTCTACTTCCCACTTCCATTCTAATATTACAAATAATTTCATAGTGTAGCTTTACCTTAAAAAAACACCGACAGAAATGGTAGGGTGGATAGTTGGTTGTGGAGGAGCGGTCCTACCAAATCTGCCGAATTCATCATTTATCAATTTATAGTACTAATATAAGGAATTTTGGAATACGATCCAAGCACTTTTTACAAACCATCATTATTTTTTGCGGTACTCTCATATCCCTCAGAAACCATATCTCTTGTAACCTGTTCTATCTTTTGAATGAGATTATCACGTATAACATTATTCATGTGATTAATCATATCTTCATATATTTTTAGCTTTCTTTCTAATATATCTAATCGTTCTTCCACTGTCATAATTGTTTCGTCCATAACTCTCACCATATTATATTATACATTAATGTCTTTTATACCTTCATTACGTTCAGGATTAAACGCTATTGAGGTTATCTCACCTGTTGGTTTCTTATCATTGATAAGGATACGACAACCACCACCTACACCCATAATCAATTGGTCGTAGAATATGCCAACTTCTTCTAATTGACGTTCTGTTTGTCGTCTTAGGCTTTCACGTCTTCCCGTTAGGAGAATTATATTATAACCTAATCTGTCCCACTCTATTAATTTTTCTATTGTACCTTCCAACAACACCATTTTGTGTGTATAACCTTGTGCCACGTTTGGTGGTGCATGTTCTACTAATGTGCCATCTATGTCTAATATAATTGTTTTTGGTCTGCTCATGTGTCACCTAATTAAAAATCTACATTATCGCCGTGATGGTCGTCATCATCATCGATTGATAGTTGCGTTGCTATTTTGATTGAATCAAGCATACCCTTTATATTTTCTATTGGATTTTGAATGCCAATGCCTTCCAATTCTTTAATATGTTCGTATAGTGCTTTAAATATATTCTCGTTAACCATTATATGCTTGGTAATCATATCCTTGTTATCTTCCATTATTCACTCCGATAGGCCTAATTTCTTTGCCAAGTCTACTAATTCTTGTTTACGTTGTCCATCCATCATTACACGAATCAAATCATTTATTACATCGTTGGTGGGCAACGGTAGTGTAGTGATTTTAGATTGTGCCCATCCATTACGTCCAAACCCACCAAAATGGTTAGAGGCAATGGTAAAAATCTTTTCTTCAACGGTTTCGGGTGTTTTTTTGAAGCGATCCTTGAACGCTGTCAAGTAAATTGCACGATTTGACTCTAAATGGTCATAAAGATGTGCCAAATATTGTTTAGAAGCGGATGATAGACCTTTTATTTTTGTTGCATCTATATCATCATTTCTCTTACCGTTAGACTCGTAAAATAACTTTTCTAACAACTTTTCTACCCAAATATAAGCATTTTTAGTGTTACCACTCTTATTTAAGGTCTTATATGCCATTATTTACTCCGTTTTACCCGTGTAGCGTCTTCGCTATCAATCGTTTTTTATAAACACCATAAATTATAGTCATAAAACATTTTCGTCTCTTAGCGAGGATTCTATGACACAATTTATGAAATTAATATTGTGTAGTTGCATAACGAGATTTAAAAATCACCGAAACTATTACAAACCCCCTAACCATTAGGGACAATTGATGGACTTTTGAAGATGGTAAGGTGGTACACCTTAGCATCAAAAAAGTCTCTGTTACTCAAGTAGCCCCAAATAATAGAACAATTGTTACAATCGAATTAATTTTAACATCGTTACATACTCATACATAATTCATCATTGCCTCATCGGCATACACTGTGAATCAATGTCTGTATACTCCATGCAAGAAACATGTGTTTTTTCGACCTTTTCGGTTTTAACAAAAATATTTCTCGTTAGTACCGTAAATAAAATTGCAACGACAAGTACTGTTAATGCAATTCCATCGTGACTTTTTAAAAACTTCATATTATTACCTATGCAGATTGAACATTAATACTAAACGACTTCGACTCGTCCTTACCCAACCACTCTCTCAGGGTTTGTGCATTATCATCCTTATACGAAAGAATGGGTTTGGTGTTCATAAGATACTTAGACCAATTTATATTCAGTTTCGGATCGTTCCATGAGATACCACTTTCACCCGTAGGATTATATGTAGTAGTGCATTTATAAATTATTTCAGTTCCTTCTGCAAGTGAGAGGAATCCATTTGCAAATCCCGCAGGAACCCATAGTAATAATTTATCTTTTGCATCTAATTCAAACATGGCGTGTTGATATAAAGTAGGAGAATTATATCTAATATCAACTTCAGCAAAGACAGCTTTACCCGAAACAACTCGAATTAACTTGCCCATAGGACTATTCCATTGAAAATGTAGTCCTCTAAGCACATTTATTGCAGATTTTGAGTGATTTTCTTGAGCAAATTCGGTGGGCAAACCCAAATCTTTGAACATATCGCTACGATAACTTTCCATAAAAAAGCCGCGATCATCCATATAAACATCGGGTTTTAATAAAACTAAACCGTTTAAAAACCTATCCACCACACTAAAAGCCATAAATTATTCCTTTATTTGGGAATCAATCGTTGGTAATAGGTCATACCACTCTTTATGATTCTCTTTTAACCAACCTTTTATTACAAATAAATCGTTTTTATCAAAAAGATAACTGTTATCACCATTACTAAGTTTAACGGAATAATCAATAATATATTCAACTCCCATTTCATTTAATCCCGATGACCAAACAGACGGGTTAAATGAATAATTGAACATTTTAAAAATACCGATAATACCATACAAATTGAATGGTATTCCCGAATAATACATAACATCATCTTTAAATGAAATATCAATCATTTAAATAACTTTCCTCTAATGAAGTCTGAAACTGATGTTTTTTCATCTGTTGCTTTATTTTTTATTTTTTTGAATTGACCGTCTGAAATTCTCAAATTTATGATTCTATTGAGACCTTCACCACCGCCATCTTCTTCTTCACGTAAATCTAAAGAATACTCTTTTATTTCTTCTTCGGGTTCATGTGACGTTTCATTTAGATTCTTATTTTTTGAGACAAGATCTTTTAATTTCATCGTTTTCTCCGTTACATCATTTTTTTGAAAAAGGATCTATTTGTATTTGCTATTTTTAAAACTTTTTGTAAATCGACCAAGTTATCCATCACATCATAGCAAGTAATTTGATTGGAAGCATTAACTAAAACTGCCACTTTTCGCATCAATCTATTGCTGTAAGTCGGTGATTCTTTTTTCACTTCTATGATATAAATAGTATATTTTTCTTTTTTATACTTGTCAAATTCTGATCCGCCGAATGTTCCACCCGTCACCATCCATTTCGTATCCTTACTAACATCCCTTATAAATTCTACACTTCTTGGGATTGATATTTTTACATCCTTATTATCAAGTACGACACGTGAATCCGCATTTGTAGTTGGAATTTGTTTTGTCTGTGGTGTTTCTTCACCATCTTCTTCTTTTATTTCACGCTTAGACTTTATTTTATTTATAACACCCTTTGCAATTTGTTTAAGCATACCGTCTTTCTTTTGAGTCTGTTGTTTTTTAAAGAATGGAGCTTTGTTATCACCGTCCTTTTGACTGTTTGTAAAGATGTGTTTTAATAAGTCTAATGTATTTTTTGGTTTAAATTCGGTTTCTAATTGGAATATTTCACCCTCATTTGCACCATATCTAAACAGTGAACGAGGTAAACCCGTTACCTTCATCAATTCATCTATTGTAATTTTTTTATCACGGTGGTCAAATATTTGATGTGTACCATCACCGTTTGCATAAACAGTTATAGTTTTATATTCTTTACTATTAAAGTTTTTTGAACTATCTTTATGCACAACGACAAAAATTTGGTATGCGACTTGCCCATCGGACTTTGTTATTTTATAATTGAAATCATCTTTGTCTGTTATACTTTTCAAAGATTCTAATGAATTAGGCATTATTACCGTTAATTCATTTGTATCTTTTACAACAGTCTCCCCACCCAATCCTAATTTCTTTTTACCTAATCCTATTTTTTCTTTTGTTCGTTTTTTAAAATCCGCAAAATCTTTTGCAGATTGCTTATACAGTGTATCTATGGTATTTCCAATTCCACGTTCTTCGGGTTTTGACAAAATAACTTTACCCCTATTTGCACCGAACTTGAATGTTGAACTCGAAAGTTGTGTTGAACGAAAAACGTTTGCTGTGTTGATGGTTTTACCTTTACCATCAAAAGCAAAGGTGTCACCATCTTCAGTTGACACTACAACGAATGTTTTAAATTTATCTACATCACTTTCGGTTGAACCCTTTTTTGCTAAAGCACAAAAGATTTGAAAGGCAACTTTTGGTTTTACCTTACTCAAATCTATTCTACTCATACCTGTTATTTTTTTAAACGCATCAAATGAATTTGGTATAACTACCTCATATGTTGAAGATTCCTTTACGGACTCAGCATCACCACTAAAAGATTGTTCTTTTAGGTTTTCTAAAACCCTATCTTGAAGTTCTCTTCCCTCTTTAACCAAATCTTTCATTTGGATTCCACCAATCATTTACAAAAATCTATTTGTAATAAATATAAGCATTTGTAAAAAATTACCAATTTGTAAGTGTCAACATCCAATATGCAAAAGATAATAGTGACAATATAATGGTAGATCCATGTATAATTGGCATATTTGGTAAAATTTTGTTATTACTAAAATACTTCTGCATTATTTTTTCAACGGGCAATAAAATAGTTGCTACCATAAAAAGTATACCCGAAGCATAAAATGCTGTGTTATCAGAATGTATCGGTAGTAATACTGAAAGAATACAGTAGATTGGAATAAATGGAAAAATAAGGAATACATTTGTTACGTATAAATCCCAATCTTTGAAGTTAAGTGTCCATTTTTGTTTTTTATTTTTCATTTTTGTTTCCACTTTATTTGGAATGCCTTTTAATTTATTTACTTCTGCTTGCATCACACCAATTCCTCGTCTCAACCACGAATCGTCAGGACGTTCTTCTAATAGAATTTTTCCAACAGCTATCATTTCTTCTAACTGTTCAATATCAGTTTTTTTCATAACTAACCCCGTTTCTGTAGTGTAAAACCTTTTTTAAAAAATACTGTCTTTCTAATGTTTCCTTTGTTCTACCCAAATATTCCTTGAAAATTCGTTCAGATACGGAAACCTTTAATAATCCGGGTTTATCATTGTCCCATAACTCATATTCGGGTATTGCAACTATATCCCAAGATTTAACATCGCTATATTTTTGTATAGATTTTGGTCTTGAGAATAAGTAAATATCCGATTCACCTACAGCATATCTAACGTAACCCGATGATGCCCTGTTGTTTAAGGAATTGTTTTTTGTAGGTCTTCTTGTCTGTTCTATGTGTAATTTTGAAAATCTCAACTTACATTGTATTTTTAATAAACCATCCGCTGTTATTAGGTCATAATTCAACCCATTATTACTTAGGGTGTAATCATCATTTCTAACAACTCGAAGTTCTGTGTTATCGTGAATCCAATCTCGTTGAACATATTCGTTTGCTTCTGAGAATATTTTTCCTAATTCACGGACATTTCCTTTTTCCAAGAAATTGTCTGAAGCAACCTTTATGTAGTAAATGTCTGGCCTATTTTGTTTAAGCCATTCCATGACTTCTGTTTCTGTCATATATGTTCCTTATATGAGTGGGCCCAGAGGGACTTGAACCCCCAACCTAACGATTATGAGTCGTTTGCTCTAACCAATTGAGCTATAGGCCCATTTTTGTAATCCTAACGGGATTTGAACCCGTACTGCTACCTTGAAAGGGTAGTGACCTAACCGTTAGTCGATAGGATCACTATTTTATTCTTCACCTTTACCTTCCCAATATTGAGAGGGCATATTATTCCATTTTTTTAATGATTCTAAATTTAGAGAATCATTTTGAATCTTTAATTGTTTTTCTTTCAATTCATATTCAAACATTTTTCTTTTAGTTTCATTTTCTAAAGTTGTTTGTTCAAACATAAACCAAGAAATAGTTGCAATCATAATCAATGTTGCTAATGATAATACGACTATTCCTATTCCTGTGTAGTCAATTTTGATGTCTTTCATTATTAATCGTATTTGATATTTGAATAAATGCTATAATTATATTAATCGTTTCCTATTCTGTTTCTTTAGTGATATACTGTAGTCATTACCAATTGAAAACATTCCTATTTTTCTCAATTGAATCATCGTTTCACCCTCTATACCAAAATGATCCTTTAATCCAATGAATACAGAAGTAGCTTCTTCATGTGACATATCCTTTCTTTCAAATATTATATCTTGAAGGATAACGTCCTTAACTATCACTTTGTAAAGTTGTTTAGACCATTTTTTTACCAACTTTGTTCTTCTATTACAGTTCATACTATTCAAACAATTTATTAACAATTACATCGTAAGGTGTTTTTGTTCTCACAAAATCTTCTTTTCCATAATACACTTCAGTTATCGGAGAATTTGGTTCTGATTGGTATACGGTTGTGATAGAATCGATTGGGATAACATACTTCGTATCGAATTCTGATACTAACTCTATAAATTTTCTACTCATAACATCAACCATCCTTTAGGTATTAATTCATTTATATCATGTTCAACTTCTTCGTTGTACCATTGTCTCGGTGCAACAACCATCTTATCTTTATTTTTATTTAACCAAGCAGCCCACCAACTAAACGTACTGTTTGCAATTATATTATTATCACACATGGACATTATGTAAAAGTCAACATAATCGGTTTCATTTTCTACTATGTGGAATTTAGAGCCTCTAAACACTCTTTTAGTCCATTCCGCATCATCAGTTAAGACTACAATATTGTCTACATCAGGAAATTGTAAAAGTGCTTTTTTGTAATAGTCAAGATTGCAAAGTGGCATTATTTCTGTTAATTTTAACCTATCACCACGTCTTATATGCACACTAACAGACTTTTTTAGTATATTTCCGTACTTTTTTTCGATATAATCCTTTATATTGTCTGTCGGTTTAAACAAATTTAATATGAGGTCTCTGTTATGTTTAAAGTACTTTTCACTTTGAAAGTACCCATTTAGTAACAAATTTTTATTGAAATCATGGACAATTGGTTCATATTTGAATGTTTTTTCGTTCCAAGTATCATAATTTTCAATATTTTCCACAAATTTGATGTGTCTAAATATATTTTTATCATAATGAGTTGGTGGTGAGGATTTACCATCAATAGAATTGTAGATTCCATTTTTTAATGACACAACAACGTTTGAGTTATTATCCGCTGCTAATGAATATGCAGTTGCTATTTCAAACATTTGATTTCCCAATCTTCCCAACACTCTTGGACTTATGTACTTATCCAAATTATTTTTGTTTTGATTTTTGGAACGTATAAATGTTGGTTTACTGAACACTATCGATTTTTTCCAATATTGATCATCACTCATTTTTTTGACTTATTAGTTGTTTTCTTCTTTTTCAATTTTTGATAATATTGTTTTTGAATTTTATCATCTAATGTTTCTTTCTTTCTACGTTTAGGTTCTGACTCTTTAATTTTGGTCGGTTCAAATTTACCGAATAGTTCAGGTTGTTCAACACCCTTTTGATAAACTTTTCCATCCGAATGAACAAACTGATTCATAAACTGCCAACCTCTTGGGAATCCAATTGAAGATTGGTTTTTCTTTTCTTCGGGTGCTGGTACCAATCGTGCTAAACAACGCCAACAAACTGCGGATACAACGTTATCTGATACCTCTAACCTAACTTGACAGGGAGCACCCGGATAATACTTACTTGTTGGATTATTACCTTCACACGTAAGGAGTTTTGATTTACTTGAAACTTTCATTTTAAAAACCATTTCATTAAAATAATAAAAATATAGATAAACCTAAACCCCTTATTTTTTAGGTTTATCCAATTGAGACCAAATTACTTCATCAAAAGATCTGGTCTCATAACTATTTCCATTGTACCGATTTCATCCTCTATTAGAACATTTCTACTATCCCAAGAAATAATATCAGTGTAATCTAAACACCCATATCTTTGAAAATATGCTGAGTAATCTTCAAAAAGATTTTCAAGTTCTTCATCTGAAAGTGTTTCATCGAAGATTGGTACACCACCATATTTTTGGAATATTTGGCCTTCAACTCTACTCATTTCGTTGATATGTTGATTGTAAATGTCATCATCACTTGAATATCTTTTTTCAATCCATTCAATGATTTCATCACGGACTAACTCAAATTGAGTATAAAGGTCTTTCAAATCATTCAAGTCTTCTGATTCACTTACCAACTTGAATGAATTATCGAGTTTTCTAAACAGAGGTTTCAAATCATTGTTCATTGATGTAATCCACGATTTTTGATTCTGAAATAGTTTTTACTTCAAATGGTTCTGTACTGTTCTTCAGATACTTGTTAATCTGAACTTCTGCGTCTGTTACAGATACGGCATCAACCATATACTGTCTTGTTTGTTTTTTCACACGTCCATTTTCATTTGTAATTTCAAATTGGACTTTACTAAGATAAAATGCCATAACGGCTTCCTTTGAATAATAATGTAACAAAATTTACAGTACTAATATACGTAAAAATTTCAATATATGCAAGCACTTTTTTCAAAACTGAATAATTATTTTTTTATAACTTATAGAGGGCTATAATGAAAACACTTTTATTTCTTATCACTGTATTATTAACTACGGTTGATATTTCAACTGCAAGGGAATGGGTGATAAGTATTCCAATAAAGGATGTAAAAATGGTGAGTACAAAGGGGTTGAAGTCACCAAAATGGTTCATATCCAAATTTAACGTGGTCAATATGACCAATTTAAGTTTTTTTAATCATAACTACATCGGTCCATATAAAGACAGCTTAAATTATGATCTTAGAAATCCTAAAAAATGGCCATTTATCTCAATAGATACTTTCTGTACTGAAGATGGTAACGATTCATTAGGAATAATATTTTATAATGATCTGAGTGTACCAAATAAAAATTCAAGATTTATAGCTTCGGGTACTCCACTTATTTTGAAGGATGGTGTCGAGCAACCCATAAAAAGAAATGGATTTACTTTAGCTAAAAGACCGAGAACTGTAATCTGTAATAACAATAATGACTCAATTTTAATTTATGTTTCCTCAGCCATTAGAATTATAGATATGCCAAAAAGACTTAAAAATTTAGGATTCAAGAATGCTATGAATTTAGACGGTGGTGGTTCAACATTCCTTTATAGAGATAGTGTTTATGTGTATCGTCAGAAAAAATTACGTTCATATCCAAATATTTTAACTTGGTGAAAAAAAATGCTTGCATCGTATACAAAAATTTCGTATATTAGTTGGGACAACAGAGACACTATGATCTATAAGATCAATAGATCTAAGATCTTAATAGATCTCTAAGCTTAATAAGATCTTAATAGATCTAATATAAATTTAGATCAAAATAAGCTAATAAGTTAGATCAATAATTTAATAGCAGCTATTATGGCTATAGCTGAAAGAAAAAAAAAATTTGTTTTATATTTATATTTTTCGTATATTATACATTCCTATTATTAATGGGATAGAGTTCTTTGAAAACATGGTCGGTATATGTTTTAACCATTTCGTTGATTTCAACAGAATGGTTCGTTAAATATATTATCCATAAATGAGGCAGTAAGTATGACTAACAAATGTAAACGGGTTATAGTAACCACCCTTCTTACAGTTTTTATGTTCATTCCTGTAATGAATGTGACAGCTGTGAATACTAACGAAGTTAAAAAAGCTCACGTAGTCAAGGAAATACTATATTCATCTATCGTTTGGGTTGAGTCAAAAGGCAATGCAACCGCACGATCAAAGGATGGTTCACTTGGAATAGTACAAATTTTACCCGTAATGGTAAAGGAAGTGAATCGAATCTGTAAAATGAAAGGAATTAATAAATCTTTTACTTTACAAGATAGACTGAATCCTGATAAATCTGAAGAAATGTTTTGGATTTTTCAGAATTTCTACAACCCCAACATTAACTGGGAAACCATCACAATGAGTGATATGGAAATCATTGCACGAAAGTGGAATGGGGGTCCTAATGGACATAAAAAACGTGCTACTAAGCACTATTGGAAAAAAGTATCTAAGTTTGTCTATCAAGACTTAAAAGAACAAGGATACATGAGTTAACTTAAATAAAATTAATCGCATTAAATACCGACCATTTTTTCCTGATATATTTTTTTATATGATATTTAGCTCAGAGTTATTTTATCAGTAAAATGGAGACTACATTGGATTTTATAGTATCATTTCTAATAGGGTTTGTGGGGATTTGGTTGATGTTTAAATTCAGTATATTAAATCCAACACGATGTCAGTATAAACAATCAATGGTTGACATAGCTAAATTGTATGGTGACAATAAAAAAATATCTAAGGAATTAACGAAGTACTCATTATCTCAGATAAAAAAAGGTAATTATGAATATGTTGAAGTCATAGATACGATAAAAAAGGTAAAATAATGACGAAATACGAAAAAAAATTAGTGTCCATGCTCAACTATTATGAAGTAGATGTAGCTAAGACAAAGAAAGATGAAAAGATGTCTAAAAAGGATCTTAACCGTTTTTTAGACCGTTTCAATCAGCGTTTAGACTACTACATGTTAGAGGACATTATAAAAAAAATAAAAGAAGGAAATAAGGGGAAAAAAGATGATCCTGAAGATAATGAGTCAAAAGAAGATGATCCATTGAAAGCATTTGATGATAATGAAGAAATGGAAGATTATGACGATTTTGAAGAAAAGGATTTTTTCATAGATAAACCAGAAGAATCAGCAGAAAAACCTTCAAATGAAACCTACGATGATAAAATACTAACCGATATAAATAATTTTATAAAATGGTTAACGTTCATACTTTTCACAGGTGAGTATACGGTTATAGTAAATGATGATGGTAAAACAATTCACATAAAATTAGTAAGGTTAAATAAAGGAAAAAAATAAGTTATGTATGCGGTAAAATTAGTTTCAGTTACAAACCCACAATTAGTTGTAGACAAATCATTAACCCCCGAAGAATTAATAGTTTATATTGCAAGAGTTAGTAATCCATCAAATCAGAATAATATGGAAACTGCTCCTAAGCTTATAAATTATTTAATTAAACATAAACATTGGTCTCCATTTGAATTCGTTGACATGACAGTAGAGATAGTTACTCGTAGAAGTATAGCAGCTCAAATTTTACGCCATAAATCATTCGCATTTCAGGAGTTCTCGCAAAGATACTCAACCGTCTCAAATATTGCACCTGTTCAATTGAGAAAACAAGCAAAAACAAATAGACAGAGTAGTGAAGACGTTATAGAAGATTTTACACTTGAGAGAGACGTTGAACAACACTTTTCAAATTCAAAAATGTTATATGATAAATTAATAACTGCTGGTGTTTCAAGGGAAACTGCAAGGGATGTATTACCATTAGCTACAGAAAGTACCATGTATATGAAAGGCTCAGTCCGTAGTTGGATTCATTACCTTGAATTACGTTGTTCACCCGATACACAATTAGAACACAGACAAATTGCGGATGATATTAAGTCAATATTTAATAATCAATTTCCAAATATTTCTGAAGCATTGGGTTGGAGAAATAATCATGGAACATAATTTTTTTAGCAAAGCTTTTGTAAAAGAACATCGGGAAAGAAATTTTAGTTTGGATGTCGAAGTGGATTTATCAAGTGAAATAATTGAATTTGGAATATCTCAACAAGACAGAATATTACACGTGGGTTGTTGTGATAAACAAATTAATTTAATTGATAAATTAGAAAAAATGGGCATAGAGGCATTTTATTTGGGTGTTGATGTAAAAGATGAAATAATCGAATTAAAATCAAAATATGAAAATACACCAAACTACAACTTCATAAAAAAACCCGTTCAAGATTTTATTGATGAAGAATTATCGGAATACACAAGTGGTGATATTTTTGAATATACAATATTAACAGGCTTATTTGACAAACCAATATATGGCGAAAAACATTACCTATTTATTTCAACTTTAATAGAAAGGTGCATGTTTTTTTCAGATAAGGTTATATTTAGCATTAATAGTGATAATTATTCAAAACACAGTTATAGTATTATTTATGTTATGAACATACTAATGAATGCCTATAACCATGTTACGATTAAAAAAATAAAGAAAAATAATTATATTTTTTGTATAACACATTAAGGATTTAGGTATGGAAATGTTACATATCCAATTGGCATTAGTTGTAGGTTTGGTTGTTCTTGCGGTATATTACTTCTACAACAAAAAGAAAGTAAATCAGTTATCCGAAGAACTTTTGGATAAAAAAATCGTAATCAATGAGTTGGCAGAACACGCCTCCAAAATTGAAAAAGAAATTAGTTCTGTCGGTGAAGTTAAACCAATCAAAACCACTAAAACAAAGAAAACCGCATCATCCGATAAGATGAAAAAGGAACTTAAAAAGGTTGCTAAAACTGCACCAAAAGTTGAAAAAAAGGCAACTAAAACTAAAAAAGTTACTAAAAAATAACACACACAGTATTCGGAGTACTCGATGAAAAGATTTATTGGTTTATTATTTGTATCCTTATTTTTAATTGGTTGTAATGAAACAATCAATCAACCACAAGATACTTTAATGTTTGAAAAGAGAACACCTATTACAAACCGTGATAGTGTAAAAAATCGTGTTCCATTTGGAAGAGTTTTGGAATGCCTTAACTTAACAAGAGAACAAAGATTAGTGATTGATAGTATAATTCGTGAAGAAAAAATTTGCACTATTGAATGTAAAAAAGAATTTAATGATGCAATTAAAACTCTACGTGAAGAATATAATGCAAAACTACAAAAATATCGTGGTGTTAAAAAAACCGATCAAATCAAAAAAGAAATAGAAATTCTTACTTTTGAATTTCGTCAAACACAAAGAGACTTGGAACGTGAATATCGTAAAAATATGGAAATATGTAAAAAAAACCTATACACATCAATAGAAACTGTTTTGAGAGCTGACCAATTAACTCTTTGGAATATATGGAAAGCTACTGGAAAAATACCATGTGATAGAGTTAAACCATAATCACCTATTGTTCGGAATGGGTACAACCCCACTGTTGACTAAATCAAGTCAATTTTGTGGGGTTTTTTATTTTTCTCATATTTATTTGCATGATTAGATTATACGAAATATTGATAAATGAGGTGTCTGGACCATCCGATTCCCTTGTAATTGATGCTATAAATAATAATAAGTACGTGGCATTATATTATATGGGAGATCAGGAAACCGCACCCGGATGGAGAACCGGAGTTATACCCGTATGTTTCGGTACAAAAAATACATCAAAAGGTACTTTTAAATACGTTAGGGCATGGCAAACTGCTGGAAAAACACTTACACAGGTTCCTGAATGGAAATTGTTTAGATTAGATCGTATAAGAAATTGGAATGTTTCAGGTAAAAAGAAGGCAACGGAAGTACCCGATAGTAGATTTAATTCAACGGGTGATAAATTTATGGATAGAATAATAGTAATGGCTAAATTTAACTAACGGAGTCTATTTTGATATTACTAAAAGACATATTGAAAGAAACATTAAATGATAAGAATGGTAAAAAACTTTCAGAAAAGATGATGCTAAAGGATTGGGGTAAGTATAGAAAGTTGGTTGCTGAAGCATACAAAGACGCACCATCAAAAGATTCAACTGCGGTAAAACATTGGACTTCATTAAACAGATCAAATCAAACACTATTCAAAAGACTGTTATCAAAAACAGAAATAATATTAGTATCAGAAGAAGCATCTAAAGATGGAACCACAATGAATTTGGGTGGAAACCAATACAAGATTCAAAAAGTTGACGGTGAGCCGTACTCAAGTCAAGCTGAAATGAGTCAGGATTGGAAACAGAATAAACAAGTTAAAATAAGCATAGATTACTCAGATCATCCCATATTTTCGGTTGAAGAAAATGTTATATTCAGATGTGTACATGATTTTATTGTACATATATTGGGTAATCATCCATTTGGAGACAAAGGTGAAATAGCATCATACAACCTACATGCAAAATTGGCACCACCCGATGCTTTACCTGCGCTATTTACAGAAATAGTTGGACAGGCTTGCTATGCAGTAGAGTATGGATCTTTTCCCGAACAAAAAATAGCAGTTTTAGATGGGTTCGATTATAGAGAAGTTGGTAAAGTAACAGGTTACGATGTTCAAAATAAAGCATTAGTTCCTGGAGACAAACAAAATGAAGAATAAACTATTTTCACTTAAAAACTTAATTTGGTTTTGTGCAATAGGATTAGCAGTATTTTCTGGATATTATTCTGTATTCGGAATATCAAAATTATTCTCAGGTGGAGCTTGGACAGTTGTTGGCATGGCTGCTATGTTGGAATTTTCTAAGTTAGTAGTTATAACATTTCTGCATGATCATTACAAGGACCTTAGAACAAGTTTTAAAATATACTTAACTTCAGCTGCTACTGTATTAATGCTAATTACATCCATTGGAGTTTATGGATACCTTACAAATTCTTATCAAGAAACTGCAAAACACATCTATGAGGCACAAAATAAAATTACATTATTAGATCAGAAGAAAATAATATTCACCGAACAAAGAAATAAATTAGACACGATTATAAAGCAAAAAACAGATAGAATTAACTCATATGATAAGCTACGTCTTTAAAGTTAAACATATCAAACACAACGTTCACATCAGAATTAGGTCCACTACTCTATTTGAGTAGAATAACAGGACTTTCTATGGATTTAGTTGTTAATTGGTTTATAATAGTACTCGTTATTGTTTTCGATCCATTGGCAGTTAGTTTGGTTATAGCTGCAAATCATCTTAAAAATATTGAAAAGGCTAATATGAAAGATGATGAAAATAATAATAAAATTGTACCAAAACAACCAAGATCTAAACGTAAAATAATTCGTGAAGTAACTCCACAAATAACCCCCCAAGTTGAAGAAGTAATAAAAGATGAACCGATAGAAGAACCAAATTCATTTTTTAAAAAAATACAAGAATCAACGAAAAAACTCTATAGAGATAAAAAAAAACTAAAAAATAGATTTTTACCAAAAGAAAAGAAAAATGAAATAAATGCTAAAAAAGATTTGGAAATTACGCAAAAAAATGTTATATTAAAAGAACTACCAAATGAGGTAGATGATATAATAGTTGAAGAACCCGCATTAACAGAAAATTTCTACGGAGAAGCTGTTAAACCAGGGTTTGAATACCGCAGAGGTGTAAAAATATAATAAATTTATTTACTGGAGTGTTTTATGGAAGATTTTTATAATGACGATAATAATGAAACGTTTAAAGAAGAAACCTATGTTGTGAAGGCAAAAGATTCTGACAATGACATTCCGGTTAAATGGAAAGAAGCCACCACACAAATTGATTATGGTATTGATGTAGAAACATCATCAATCATAATGTTTGGTGAAATAATGGAAGGAACGTTATATGATATAACAACACGTATACGTGCTATCCTACATATGAGACCATCATCAAAAAAAGATGATCCAGTCAACATGATTATCAACTCAGATGGTGGATCTGTTTACGAAGCATTGTAGTACAAATTCAAAAGAATCTGTTGATTTTTGGAAAGGTAGTACTATAAAAGATTTTTACATAACACCAGAAGAGGCATTAGAGTTGGGTGTCATAGACACTATAATACAACCAAAACATAAGAGGGGGTAATATGATTATAACAATAATAATTTTATCCTTATTACTAATAGCTTCAATTTATGTTAACATAAACCTAACAAAAAAATACGAAAAAATAGAAGAAATGGCACAAGAAAGTGTTGATACACTTATTGAAAATGAAAGGTTTTTAACATCATTAAAAAATAGACTATTATCTCAACAATCCTATCTAAAGAACTTAGATAGGATTGGTGCGTTTGAAGCAGACGATGAAACGGGATATTTTTTCAAAGAATTAAAGTCAGTTGTAAATGATATATCAAGTCATTTTGGAGAAAATTTGGAAGATGATCAAAAGAAAAGTGTACTCGATAAACCAAACTTCGAGGCAAAATTTGAAAAAGACTACTATCTATAAACAATTTAGAGAGGAAATATGGGAAGAAAACCTAAAAAACAAAATGTATACTTCACACAGGATACGGAAGATGCGATAGTAGAATACATAAATTGTCAAGATGAATTTGAAAAAAATAAAATATACACCGCAAAAATACACAATGCGTTTTATAAATTGGCAGAAATAATGATTCATAGATTTAAATTCTACAATTTTGATGTACCCCATGAAGATGTAAAACACGAAGTAATAACACACCTACACGAAAAAATACACAAATATAAACATGATAGTGGTAAAGCATTCTCTTACTTTTCAATAGTTGCAAAAAACTACTTAATAGCAGAAAATAATAAAAATTATTATCACTACAAACGCTCCCAAGATATAGATGCAATAGATACGGAACGGATAGTCATAAATGAAAAAGTAAGAACCGATATGAACGAAGAACGAAATGACTTCATTGATATTTTTGTAAATTTATTAGAAAAACATTTGGCATTAGTTTTTCCAAAACAACGTGATATACAGGTTGCTGATACTGTATTGTACCTATTTAAGAATAGAGAACATATAGAAAATTATAATAAAAAGGCTATTTATATCTTAGTAAGAGAAAGAACGGGTGCAAACTCTCAAAATATTACGGGTGTAATAAGTAAAATAAAAGCAATTTATGGATCTTTATACAAAGAATACCGAGAAAATATAAGTATAGAAGATTTAAGTTGGTACGAACTTCAAGATATTATTAACAATTAGTGATTTTTACTATGGACTTCGATATAGAACTCTTTGGAAGCAAAAAATTCTCAGATTTACTCAAAGATATTTATGAGAATCAAAAGAAAAAAGACCGTCAAATAAATTTATTGATTGCTGATTTAAAACCACATATTCAAAATATACAAGATGCAGCTACAATTGTTCCTGTTATAAAAGATTTCATGGAAATCGGTATAAGAAATGATGAGCAGTTGGTTAAATTGGCAGCTGTTGTTCAAAGGTCTATAAATACAAAGGGTTCTGACGAGTCAACATCATTCCTAACGGATGAGGAAAAGCAAGAACTACTACGTGGTATAGAAGAAATATCTAAAGAACAAGAGGAGATTAAGACAGATGACGATAAGAACCGATCCTCAGAAAACCCTACTGAATGGGGTTGAATATGAGTTTGTCCCAGCTGAAGTTGTTGAAGTTGACTATCAAGGGACTAATAAATCAAGACTATACACTATAACATGTAAGATACTTGGAGCAATAGGCTCTGTGTCCGGAGGGGACTTGGTACATGCAAGAGCTATGGATGCTAATATAAAGAATGTACCTATTGCCGGTGAAATTGTTATGATAACAAAGGCACCATCTGCCAACTCAAATGCCTTTATACCTAATAAAGAATATTACTATACCCACCCAATATCAATACACAGTTCAGTACACCACAATGGTCTCCCTGGATCAGGTGCATTACCATCAACCGTTTTAACGGATCTACAGTTGAAGAAACTATGATGGATTATCCCGTAAAACCAAATTGGAAAAAGGGTTTGAGTGATACGGGCAATCCTATAATAATAATATCAAATGGAACCAATCCTGACTATAACAATACACGTTATAATGAGTTTATAATAGAAGATATTGATAATGATGACTCATCTATATGGTTAACATCAGGACAATATGTTAAATTCACACAAGCATCAATGTTTACAAAGGCAATATCAAATAAAAATGTTGATTTGTTCAAAGCAAATAATTATAGTGGTAATCAAATACTATTATCATCCGATAGAATAGTACTAAATTCAAAAAAACAGGAAATTATAGCATTTGCAAAAGAAGGTATTGGGTTATCATCGGATAAGGCAATCGCAATAGACGGTGCTTCGGGTATAGAAATGGAAGGTGCAAGAATAAATTTAGGTGTAAATGCAGTAGAACCTGCAATATTAGGTGACACTGCGGTGGCATGGTTAACTGATTTATGTTCTGCACTAAATGATGTACTTCGTGAAATAACAATATTAACAGTTCCAACAGGAGTTGGTCCATCATTGACACCTATAAATTCTGCAGCTTTTAGTGCAATAAGTAGTAGAATAAGTGGATTATCTTCAAGATTAGATGAATTAAAATCACAATTAGTGTTTCTTAATAAAAAACCAACTTCATAACGAGAGACAATATGGATCGTGATATAAAAAAATCTTCTACACCAATGAAACAAAGTGATTATGATGCACTGTTGGAATATAAACCGACAGGCACACAAAAACCTGATATAGTAGATGAACGTGTTTCATTGGATGGAATTGATGATGTAGTTACTCGTGCTAAAAAATATAGAGAGGAAAGATTATCAAATAGACAACCGTATCCTTGGGAAGAAGAAGAACGTCCATATATCGTAGCTAAATCCACACAAGATCCACAACCATATGTTAGAAAAACATATTATGTAAACGGATTTTTTAGCTCAGATCCATCAACAGAAACTATCGTAGAAACAGTTGAAGGAACGGATGGTAATAAAACTATACGAAAAAGAGTTGTAACAAGAAATAAAAATATAATACGAGTGATTGGTAAACTAAAGGGTGGTAAAACCACATTTGTAAATGCAGCTGATGCGGGTTCATACACTTTGGGTAATTTATCACCATTAGCGGCTGCTCCTCCAGCTAACCCGCAACAAAAGTCAAGAGAAATTGCTGAATTAAAAGCAGATCCTGGGTATCAGTATGCTGGCAATGGAAGATGGCATAAACAGGTTGCTAAAAATGGTGGAGACCGTTGGTTGAGTGCTCTGTATGATGAGTGTGTACAAATGAGAGCTGTATTTTGGCATATAATATTTGTTATGGGATTTGAGTCTGGACTTTCGCCTACTGCAACAAATAGAGTATCAAATGCACAGGGACTAATACAATGGATTCCGGGTGGATGGGGTTTATTTAGAAAACATGGTTTTGCAAGTCCAAAACAAGCGGATGCGTTTCAACAATTGCCATTTGTTAGGAAATATTATCAAGGCAGAAGTGGTTGGAAAAAAAACGGTGTACGTAATTTAGTAGCAGCTTATACTATGGTTGCGGGAGGAAATACATCAGATCCAAACAAAGTGATATACACAAAATCAAAAAAACCAAAAGTTTTTAGACAAAATCCACTTTGGGATTTAAATAATGATGGATTGGCAACAGGAGGAGAAATGACACTGAGTGTTGTTAGAAAATGGTATGGTGTATCCGACAATTCATGGATAAAAAAATATCCGAATGGAATTTGGAGAAAAGAACCTGTTATATTTCAACTACCAGGATTAAGAGGATAAAACAATGGATAGAGATATAAAAAGAGAAAACTCCGAAATTTCTGACCAAAATGCAAAAGCTTTGTTAGATTATGCACCATTGGCGTCATTCAAACCTGAAGTGATAGACGATAGAACAACATCATATACTGAAGGAATTTACGAACAACGCATAAAAAAAATAAGAAAAGAATCAGACAAACGTAGAAGCCCATATCCTTGGGAACAAGAGGAAGTTGTTTTAGCAAGACCAAAAAAAGAAAAAAATGAATATAAAAGACAGGTTTATACTGTACAACCATCGGATTATAGAAAAAGTTATAGTGGAAAATCTAAAATATCATCAACCTATGTTGTAACTGCTGAAGATGGTTCATTAGATCAATCTAATAAACCCGTTGATAATTCAGCGTATGGAACACCATCAACCTTTGTACAAAAATCGGGAAATTATACGTTTACAAATCAAGGCCATCCTCATGGTTGGACATACGCAATACTGCCTGGAACTGAAAACATTAAAAATATAGATACTCGTTTAGCAAAAGTGATGGGTAGACCTAAACCAGGCGAAAAAAATGCAGATTTACCAAATAGAGTTTTAGCAGTAGCACCTGGAGCAGTTGGTAAAAATAACAAGTTACACGTTGACTGTGTTAATTCTTGGATAAAAATGCGTGAAGCTGCTAAAAAAGAGGGTGTAAATTTAGTACCGTATTCCTGTTATAGAGATTACAACTATCAACTTTATCTTTGGAATAAATACGGAAAAAATCCTCAAAGAGTAGGAAGACCAGGACATTCAAATCACGGTTGGGGTAGAGCTATGGATATTGGATATGGTGCAAGTGCAAGTAAACAGAAAAAATGGGTAACAAATAATGGGCATAAGTGGGGTTGGTTTTGGGGTGATGCGAAAGGTGAAGATTGGCATTTTGTGTATTGTTGGTAATAAAAACTCAAAAAATTATATTTATTAGTATCGTAAACTATAAAGGCATAAAAAATGGATTCAAAAAAGTTTTTTGGAAAAATACGAGAGATAATACGAGAAGAAATAGATTATGCTCTCGATAAAAAATTGGCAAACTCTAATACAAAAAACGATGTTGTGACGGAAAAAAAATCACGTGACGCTGAGTTAATTGAACGTGCTAAGAGTGTAGTAAATTCAAAAAATAAATCGCCAAAAGTAACTAATCAAAAGTATTCAAATATAAATGATTTATTGGAAGAAACAAGAAGATCTTTATCTGAAAATTACATGATGGATGACGATACGATATACATGGATTCAAATTCAGTAGACTCTTTCGTAAACAGTAGAACTTCAGCTGCTGTACCAAATGGTGTTTCACCAAATGACGTACCACAGGATATTATGAACGCTTTGACTCGTAACTACTCTGATCTTATGAAGAAAATAGATGAAAAGAAAGGGAGATGATAGTTGATAAAAAATAGACGTAAAATATACTCAACCGTAACTGATACTGCGGTAAATATAAAAGACACTAAACCTATTGGTGTAACATTACCGTTCAATAATCAGAATGGTGTGTTTAATTTGAGTTATACAAACGTTGAACAAGTATTATCGAATCTTAAAAATCTATTAATGACAAAAAAGGGTGAAAGAATAATGCAACCCGATTTTGGAACAGACTTGGAATATTATCTATTTGAACAAATAACAGATGAATTAACTTTCAAAGAGTCACTGTTGGGTGAAATAAGAACCGCATTAACCATGTGGATGCCTTATGTTGCTATAAGTGAAGTTGATATGGAAGTGAATGTTGCAGACGATGGCAGAGTGAGTGAACCACACCATGCTGTTGCTATCAGTTTAACACTATTTATAACAGGAACTAACATATATTTGCCAGTTAGGATACTTATATCGGATACTGGAACCTTAACAATAACATAGAGAACACACTAATATGGCTGATTTAATAAAAAAAGATGTTAGATATTTGGGAAAAGATTTTAACTCTATTAAAGCAAATTTGATAGATTTTAGTAAAACATATTTCCCTAATACATACCAAGATTTTAACGAAGCTTCTCCTGGAATGCTTTTTTTAGAGATGGCATCTTATGTTGGTGATGTTCTGTCATATTATACTGATGTAACATTACAAGAATCTTTAATAACAAATGCAATAGAACGTCAAAATGTTATAAACATAGCCCAATCAATGGGTTATAAACCAAAAAATAGAGTAGCAGCTGTTGTTAAATTGGATGTATTTCAAGTAATACCATCAATAGAAGATGAAGATGGTATATTAGTCCCAGATTGGAATTATGCAGTTGCTATAGAGGAAGGAATGATAGTTGCTTCCGATGTAAATGCAACAACAGTTAGATTCCGAACTGTTGATTATCTTGATTTTAGATATAGTAGTAGTTTAGATCCAACAGAAATAACACCATTTGAAGTTAATGACGTTAATGGAACTGTAGATTTTTGGTTGTTAAAAAAATCTGTAAATGCAATATCAGGTGTTGTTGCATCAAAAAGATTTACATTTTCAAGTCCACAACCATATACCAAAGTAGTGATAAATGAGCCAAATTTAATAGAAATATTGGATGGAACTGATACCGATGGAAATATATGGTATCATGTCCCATATTTGGCACAAGATACTATTTTTGAACCTGTACCAAATATACCAAGAAACGATAAGTTTTTAAGTAAAGATAGAGACCAAGCACCATATTTACTTAAATTAAGAAAAGTACCAAGACGATTTACGTCAAGACAAACTGCTGAAGGTGCTTTTGAGATACAGTTTGGTTCAGGTGTCAGCAACTTAGATGATGAAATACTTATACCAAATCCAGATTTAATAAGTGGTGGTCTAAATAATATAGGCAATAATTTATCAAACGATATTAACCCCGCTAATTTTTTATACACAAAAACTTATGGACTGGCACCTAGTAATACAACAATAACAATACGATATACCGTAGGTGGTGGACCACAAGATAATGTTGGAGCGGATACAGTAACTCGTGTAATCACAAAATCACTATTAATAGATGAAACTGGATTAGACTCAACATTATATTCTCAGGTTGTCAATAGTATAGCTGTAACTAATCCATCTCCATCAACTGGCGGTAAAATTGGGGATGAGTTAGAGGAAATACGTCAAAATGCATTAGCACATTTTGCTTCTCAAAATAGAGCAGTTACAAAAGAGGACTACATACTTAGGGCTTACACTCTTCCAGCAAGATATGGTTCAATTTCTAAAGCTTATGTTACAAAAGATGATGATATAAGATATAATACGAATGGTAATGGTGACGTTATGCCAAACCAATTAGGTATTAGTTTTTACATTTTAGGTTATAATGGTAATCAAAATTTGATTCCCGTTAGTGATACAACGAAGGAAAACTTAAAAACATACTTAGATCAGTTCAGAATAATGACAGATGGTATATCCATAAAAGATGGATATATTATAAACATTGGAATTGAGTTTGAAATAGTAACATTACCAAATCAAAACGGCAATCAAGTTGTTCTGAGATGTATAAACAAACTTAAAGAATATTTTGATATTAAAAAATGGCAAATAAACCAACCTATAGTTTTGAGTAATGTCTATACGGAATTAGATAGGGTAGAAGGTGTACAGACTGTTGTAAATGTTAGAGTAATAAATAAACATGATGAATCTTTGGGATATTCAAAACACGTATATGATATTCAAACAGCAACTAAAGACGGAATAATATTCCCATCATTAGATCCATCAATTTTTGAAATAAAATTTCCCGATAATGATATAATTGGAAAATCGAGGTCATTCTAATGATTTATACAATGTATGCTAATAGAGATGCAACCATCTATGAAAAAACAGAAACAATGAATACTGGTATAGATGCAGTATTAGAGTTGTCACATGAATCAGCTGGATTAAATTCCCCAATATACAATAGTAGATTGCTCATAGAATTTGATTTCAAAAAATTAAAAGAATATTTGGATTCTGGAAAAATACCATATAATTCAACAAAATATTATTTGGAATTAAAAACTGTGGATGTTCAAGATATACCACAAGAATATGAGATATATGCTTATCCTGTTAGCGAATCATGGACAAATGGGACTGGACATAAGGCAAACAGAAGGACAACAACGGATGGTGTATCGTGGAAATACAGATCATCAAAGCAAATCGGATTACAATGGAATGTTACACAAAGTTTGAATCCCGATGTGATAGGGGAATATGATTCAAAGTATGGTGGTGGCACATGGTGGAACACACAAAATCTCGTAGCTTCAGAATCATTTTCATATCAAACTTCCGATGTTTATATGGATGTCACAAATATAGTTAATTCATGGATTAGTGGTTCATCAACGATACCAAATGAAGGATTTTTGGTAAAATTCAGTGAAGATATTGAAGATTTATTGGAGGACACGTCAACCATAAAATTCTTTAGTACAGATAGTAATACGATATATGTTCCAAAACTACATGTTGTTTGGGATGATTCCAACTTCGATACGGGTAGTTTAAGTGTAGTTAATTTGGATAATATGAATTTAAACGTTAAATTAAAGAAGTATTATTCAATAAATGAAAAGGCTAAAATAAGAATATATGCAAACACACGTTATCCATTAAAAACATATACAACAGAATCATACTACACGGTTAATTACTACCTTCCAGAAACATCTTACTATGAAATAAGAGATGCTCACACAGATGAGATATATGTGCCATTTTCAAAAGAAGGCACTAAGATAAGTTGTGATGGTAATAGTAGTTACTTTAATATTTGGATGAATTCTTTTCAACCTGAGAGATTTTATAGAGTGGTTGTTAAAGTAGAATCTGATAATGGTGACAACGTACAAATATTTGATAACAACCACTACTTTAAGGTTACACGATGAATGATAAATTAGGACGTAATAAGTTAGGTAGAGTTGTAATAAATAAAACCGAAACAGTAACAGGTAATGTAAAGTTACCAGTCTTCGATGAACGTTATACTATGGATGATTTTTCATATGTTGTTGATATTGGATTCAAAGATTTACCATCAGCCACAGCCGCTGAGGATTATGTATTGAGAGCATATGCTAATTCATTAGATGCTACAAGAACAGAAAATGATGTATCCGAAGAAGAGGTAGCAAGTATAACTGCAAACTCATTTTTTAGTAGTTTGAATAATCTAATAAATCAAAATCAAAATTCATTAGCAGGATTGCGTTCTCAAATACAAAGATTAACAGAAGAAAATGAATTCTACGATTCAGCTGGAAGAGAACGTGATGCACAGATAGATGAACAATTTATTGAAATGGAATTGAAAGACTCCTTAATAGCACAAAAAGATGCAGAAATACAACAATTAAGACAATCATTGCAATCTTTGGCAACAGCAACAACTTCTAGTATGAGACAATTAGAAGAATTAACAAGACAACAAACCGCTCAATTAGTGAACACTATGAATATAATAACAAATAATACTGGAAGCAATATCTGATGAGTTTTTTGTATCAAAATATAAATGATATACTCGCATCTACGGGTGGAATACGTGGTTCTCGTTATTCTATAAATAAATCACGTAGAGTTATAGTACCGTTACTCTATACTTTCGATGATCCAATAAATTTAGTAGAAAAGGATTCATTAGAACTTCACATGTATTATAGAAATACAGCTTACATAGGTTCTCTGTATGATATTAAAACATGGAATGTTGATAATCTTAATGATCCATCCGAAATATACTTAGATGTAATTAACGATATAAAACCTTTTAATTTACCCATTGGATCTTATAGATTTGCTTATAATTTCTTGAGAAATTTGGTATCGTCAAGAACAGCGGATACTAAATTATTCATAGCAGAAATATCTAGAAATAGACAAGAATTGGTTTTGTCTTTAACTAATCCAAATGACAGCTTACAACAAACCAACTTAGCAGAATTTGTATTGGACTATATGAGACCAAAAAAATATCTGCCAAGTACTGTATTGAATTTTGGTCAAAATAGATTAATAGACATAATAAACGTAACATCCGATGGTAGTTTAAATTATTTTTACGTTAAATTATTTACTCGATTACCTGATTATTTAGACCTAAGATCGGAATGTTGGGTACAATCACAAATACTAAAACCATACATTGACCAACTTGAATTGGTTGATGTACCGTTAGACATGGGTGAAAATCCAAATAAACTTAGGGGTCCTAATTATAGAGTTGAAAGTACTTACAATATAACATCCGATACAGAACTAAAATCTTGGAATGAACTACTATCCGAAAATGTAAACACCTCACAGGAAATTCTAAATAAATACATATATGGTGATAATGCTTCAGTAAGATTGAACATAGACTATACAGCGTTCCAAAACTTTGTATTTTATTCTTCAGCTAAAGAACGAGTAGAAAACTTTTTCTATAAAATGCAATTGTTGGAAAAATATAAAGAACAATTGGATAGTTTAGCTGGAATAATAGGTTCTGCTCAAGAATTAGAAACCAATGTTATAACCATAACAAATTTACGTGATAAGTTATTAGGTGGTTTTGATGATTGGGAAAAGTGGTTATATTACGAAGAATATACAGACATTGAAACTTTCATAAATCCATACCCAAAGACATCAGTATTTGATTTAGCAGATTTTACATCAAAGGCTGGTAAATTTAGGTTAGCTAAAACAACAGATGCTATTACGATTGAATGGTATAACAAACTATCAACTTTAGCTGAAGATTATGATAGAAACAATAGAAGTTCGTTGTATGCTGTATTACCTGAGCACGTAAAATCTGATGCTCAAAACGAGCAATTTCAAACTTTTGTAAATATGATTGGACATCATTTTGATGTAATTTATACATACATAAATCATATTTTAAAGAAAAATATACGGGATGAAAACCCCAAAAATGAAATGTCACAAGATTTAGTTCAAGCTGTCACAAATAATTTTGGTTGGAAATTATCAAGTAATATACAAGATAAAGATTTGTGGTCATACGCTTTGGGGGTAACTTCTGAATATGATCCTTCTTTTAATATCTTAGGTCAAAAATACAATAAGACAGAGGAAGAAAGAACCAAAGAAGTTTGGCGTAGAATATTAAATAATCTACCATATATTCAAAAAACAAAAGGAACTTCTCGTGGTATAAAGGCTCTTTTGGCAGCATATGGCATACCACAAACATTAATATCCATAAGAGAATATGGTGGTGCATACAATCCTAATTCTTTGGAATTAGGCAAAAACGTTTATGAAAAGGCAACATATTATCTAAACTTTTTAGGATATACCGATTTAACTGCTACTCAATTCATAGAAACTCCTTGGGAAAAAGTTAAATACAATGAATCATGGGTTTATCCCGACACACTAACATTCAGATTTAAAATGAATCCAGAAAAACTATACAGTTATGCTGGATACGAAAATCAAACATTACTACAAAAAGAATCCGATTCAAACGTAGATTGGTTTGTAACTGTAAATAAAAATGGAACTGATGTTGGAAAAGGGAGTTTAACATTTTATTTGGGTGATGGCACAACGTATAAATCAGCCTCAATATACGATGAATACTTTTATGATGATGTTCCTATAAATTTAATGATAAGAAGAAGTTCTACAAATGATAATATATCATTAAATCAACAATATGACTTCATAGTAAAGACTGAAAAATATGGAAAATTATCCGTAGAAAGAAGTGCAAGTATATTCATAAGTGGTTCATCGGAATCAAACTATAATCAGTCATGGTCATCTGATGGTAAATTATACATAGGAAATGGTTCAAACGTAGAAACAAGTAATAATTTATTTGGATCTGTATTTGAATTGCGATATTGGAGTAATCAATTAAGTGAAGAATCATTTAACAACCATGTTTTAGCTGCAAGAGCTTATAATGGTAATACACCAACGTCTTCATTCTATGACTTACAAGCACAATGGAAATTTTGGCAGCCTATAGATTTACAGAAAACACAGATTATATCAAGCTCACATCCAAATCAAAAAGAAAATACGTTCTATAACTCACCAAAGGATGCTAATTTAAGTGGATTTACAATAAATTCGTTTGAATCTATAACTGAAGTTTACAATATGGACACTGCAAATTTGGGTGCCAATACGGATTATTCACAAAAAGTTAGGATAGATAATTCAACTTTAAGTGGTGCTCTAAGTATGAACAGTTCATATGAGCAGACATCCTTACAGATGAATGCTTCGGATTCAAATAAATTGATGGTTGCCTTTTCCCCACAAAATATAATAAATGAAGACATATATGAAGCAATTGGTGATGTTGATTTAAGTGAATATATTGGAGATTATTCCACAATAGAATCAGATGAATATGTTGAATTAAATCGATTCGCTGAGGAATATTGGAAAAAATATGATAATAAAAACGATTTCAATGCATACATAAGCATAGTATCACAATTCGATTTAAGTGTATTTGAGCAAATAGCACAGACTCTTCCAGCAAGGGTCAATGAATTATTGGGATTGGTAATAGAACCAAATATATTGGAAAGATCAAAAGTCCTTTCAGTAAAAGGTATGACAGCTGAAACGAAAGATTATGTTTCCGAAACCGATGTCATAGATACTATGCCTAAAACAAATGCACAATATAATTCAAAAAATACTGTATTGTTTATAGGTTTTGAAGAAGGTGATGCGTTAGAAGTAAATATGTATGGGGGTGAGACTGATATAGAACCACAAATACAGACAGATACGGATGAAAAAATAAAAATAGGTGATATAAACGCTTTACCCGATTCATCTGCTAAATTTACGTCAAAAAATATGAAATTGAAAGCAGTTGCACCGAGAGATACCAAGATGTATTATAGGTCATATACAACTTTGGTAAAGTCTGAATTATCAAAAGATGGGTTGAAAATGAAATCATCTATGTATGATGCAAATATAAATGCTAATAAAAATAAATCTATAAAATCAAAAACTATACTATTTGGAAATTTCCCAGAATTAAATACAAAATTTGACAGAGGTAATAATGGGGCATTTATAGAAGATACTACGTATAATCAAGTGTCAAACTACGAAACTGATTATTATTACAACACTGTAATAAAATATGCAAATCCAAAATTTGCAGATAAGGTATTAGTCAATACCAAAGAAGGTGCTTTTTATAAACCACCAACCGCATTTGAAAGTGCAAAAAGAAATCGTGAATTTGTAGGATGTAATGATTACCCATATCCATACAAAAAAGTTAATAATATGGCCATATCTTTTTATAATTCAAACACAAGTGATTCTGAATATCAAAAGATACATGAAAATTACGAAGATCCAACATATGAATACAATGATTTAAATTATTTGAAATACAATGGAGTTTTCCCTGAAAGTGAATATTACAAAACATTTATTAGAAATAACTTTTTAACTGGCTCTATAGCTCAACCAGATGCAATGTCAAAAAATATGTATGGTATGAAAGACACTGCACCAAGAATTATAAAATTGGATACAGCTGCACCATATATGGCCAATAGAAAATTATTTTCACCTAAATATTTACAAGAAGGTAAAATAACGGGTACAAACAAGTATTTAAATTACCCTGTTTCATCACAGTTTATTAGGTCTTTTCCTTGGGTTTTAGCTTGGTCAGGCTCAAATGCAAATGTACCAAATTTAGGACCTGACTTAGGTTTCACAACATCACAAGCGATAATAGGTTCTGCTATATCAGCAACTGATCCAAGAAACCCACAAATACAAAAATAATTTCACAATTTAATGTAATTTTATTTATGTTCATATTTATATCTATGAACTGATTTTAATTACAAATTTATTAGTTTAGATAATTTTTTCAAGAAGGAGTATCTTATGTCTTATTTGAATAACGCTACAATAACTGTTGATGCGATACTTACAAAAAAAGGTCGTGAGTTATTAGCACAAGGTAGAAGTGCTTTTAACATAACAAAGTTTGCTTTAGCAGACGATGAAATTGATTACGATTTATGGAATCCATCACACCCAGGTGGAACTGACTATTATGGTTCAACAATCGAAAACCTACCAATACTTCAGGCTGTTCCTGATGAAACACAATCATTGAAATATAAACTCATTACACTTCCTCCTGGAACTACCCATGTTCCATATATCAATCCAGATTCAACGGGTTTAGGATCAGGTGTTATTGATTTGAAAACAAATGAAACATCACCACAGTCTGGAAGACAGATAATGCCAAAAACCATACATCTAAACAATACAGGTACAGCGGCAGCAGAAGATGTTAATTTAACATATTCATATCATATTTTGGATAATACATACGCTACATTTTCAGATGAGATGTCACGTCCAAAAGGTAGATCAATTGCAAAATCAGGAATATCAAATTCCGTTGGTGTCATATTAGTTGCAACAGGTGAACAATTACCACAAGGAACAACTGCAACAACAAAACTTATAATTACGGGTGATCAAACAGGTGCTCGTTTCGTAATACCTGTTACCGTAACACAAAGAACAGTGTAATATTCTAACAAATTATCTGTGGATTAACTTATGTCAAACGTATTTAAACCAGTCTTTAAGAATGAAGACAATCTATTAGCAAGTGATATTTTTACGTCTCTTTATACGAGAGGTTTATGGGCACCTGGTGTGGGTACTTTAAAAACATTCCATACGAGTTCTGCACAAACAGACAGCTCTAAAAAATATTATACAACAGTTTGGATGTCTGCATCGAAAGACACACCTGATAATGAAATGTTTTCTATTGCTTATGGTAATGTTTTTGGTCATGGATCTAAATTCTTAGATGAAGCTACTGAAATATATGGTCAGTTAGATGATACTCCTTCAAGGGCTATTTATTCCCAATATGCTTTATCATGTTTAGATGAAAACATGTCCGTTGATTTTTCAACGAAAACCTTCTATCATAAAATGGGCAACTTTAACACTGACAAAGGTGATTTGATTACACATTTCTATGCAATAAGTTTAAATAGAAATAAATTTGGTGATAAGTTAGATCCAGGTAATTTTGAAATAAATTTAGCTAAATTAAATGGTGGTAGTTTCGCTAATAATTTATTTACTGGAAGTAATGTTCAATTAGATGGTTCAAATGAAACAATATCTTTGATAGATGATTCACAAGATTCAATGGATAAATTTGAATATTCAATTAAACCATCGGTTGTTCGTAATTTAGTGAGTGGTAGTTTGGAAAATGGTATTTATAACCCAACAAATCCACACTATTATGGTTTGGTATATCCTGAACAAGGTGTTGTGATCGTAGATGCAGCTATGCTTAATGCATCCGCTTCATTTAATACGGTAACAGGAAGTAATATAGATGGACAAAATGTTGAGAAACTATTCAAGTCAATCAGTGGTTCAGCCGCTGAGACGAACAACGGTTTTACAGCGAGAGCAGTTGAGGTTAAAAGTCAACAAACTATATTTGTAAGGGTTAACAGTACAGAAATGAATTATAGTAATAATCCAACCATTATTACAAATGACTACGATAAAGGTGGTAAATTAATATTTGATAGCTTTGTATACAATCCATATACATACGTTACCACCATAGGTTTGTACAATGATGCTAATGAATTATTGGCAGTTGCTAAATTAAGTAAACCATTACAGAAATCATTTAACAGTGAATTATCCATAACTGTAAAATTAGAGTACTAAAATATGGCTAATATCTATAAAAGATTTGAACCAGGTTCTATTGCATTTGATAGACGTGATTTTATATCAAGAGCACTGTGGTCAAAAAATAGTGCGTCATTAGAAACTGTTTACACAAGTTCTGTGCAATCCGATTTGCAAAAACTATACTACTTAGACGTATATGATAGTATGGGTTCAAAGTCTGAGAAGCAGTTTTCAATAACTTACTGTGATTTTTTAAATAGTGGATCTTCGGGTGGTACTGTTTACAATGGTGTTAATAGTTTAGCATTAGAATCTAAGGCTATGTATTCACAATTTAAACAACTGTTATTAGAACCTGAACAAAATTTATTTGAATTTGTTTCAAAATTTAACGGTTATAATAATGATAACGAATTGGTTTCTCAATATACCGAAACATCCGAATACATTTACACTGTATCCGTTAATAGAAATAGATATAAAGAAAAATTAGCACCAGGTTCTTGGCAATTATCATTACACCAAATGGATTCTTCAGGACAACCAATCGGCAGTGATATAATAACTTTAGTTGATGAAACTTTAGATCAAGTTTACTTAACAGATACTAATTATGTGAGAACTGGACCAGGTGGTCAATACTACTTTGTTTATAGTGGCAGTTTAACATCAGGTCTTTATACCGGTCCAAATTCAGCAACACCATATGGGGTAGTATATCCCGATGCTGGAATAATAGTTTTAAATGGTAAGGCATTAGATGCTTCAGGTTCAATGAATACTGATAGGTCTGAGGCTATTAATGAAAGTTCATATAATTCTTTAAGATTATTTAATTCTATAAGTGCTTCTATGGCATCTTCACCAACATATGCTTTTCAAGGTAGAACGTTGGAAAGTATAAATTCTACGATATATTTCGCAAGAGTTGGTAATGGTGAGTTTAATTATAGTAATAATATAAGTTACTATACATCAAGTGCAACGGATTCCTATAGAATAAAAGATAATTTACGTTTATCGGGAACAGCAAACGATACATTTAGAAATGTTACATACACAACTATGGTTGGTTTGTATAATGACCAAAATGATTTATTGGCAGTTGCTAAGTTGAGTAAACCAGTTAGAAAAACATCTAACTCCGAAATGATTATTAAAATTAAATTAGATTAATAATGCTTTAGGAATTCCTACTGAATTTCTAAGAAATGAACTACAAGACCTTGAAGCCGATTTGGGTATCTTGCAACAAGCAAGTGTTGCAGAAAATTGTGTTCAAACGGGTGGTGGTCCGATTACCCCACAACCAGGCATACGTATTAATAATGGTGTGAATACATTAGATTTTGGCTCCGTGCCTACCAATGGTTTTGCAGATGGTGTTATAGAAATAGAAAATAATGGATCTGCTGACTTAAAAATATATCAATACACACAATTAACTAATGCGTCATTTATACCAATTGGTACTTGGCCAACAATGACTGTTACTAATCCGTATGTGTTGAAGGCCGGCGATAAATTACCATTACCAATCAAATTCATACCACAGTCCGATCAACTTTACACATTTCCTTTAGAATTCTATACCAATGTAACGGCCACAAATGGGGCTAATATTGTGAATTTGGTTGGTATAGGTACACAACCACAAGATCCAGGAGATGGTTCAATTGTATTGGGTAAGAAAAAAACAGGTAGTACTCGTACTTTTGTTTTAAAAAATCTCCGTGAAAGCATCATGGAATCAAGAAATAATCCACAAATAAATTCACAATTTTTTGATGCAAGACCAACTAAAAATAATGTAAAATTAGTTGCAGATATTTACCAATGTTATACAGAACCAAATAAAACAACAACAACACAAAAAAAGGTGTTGGAAAATGTTGTTATAGGTGAAGGCATCGGTTCTTTTTGGTATGAAAACTGTCAAGATTTTATAGGTGGATTATTACCAGTATACCAATACTACTATGATTTATCCAAAATAATTGATATTAGAACTTGGAAGGCAAATACCAATATGGTAGATGCCACGGGAATAAATCAAAATGTAGGCATTAACACCTTAGACAATCCAAATGCAGTAGCGGATGCTATATTAGCTGGAAGAGAAGACGCACGTACTGTCATAAATAAACTGAAAGCTGTTGCTGATGAAATAGAAGACGGTAATGCGTTTTGGGGTAAGAATACATCACCTTGTGAAAAATTTGATGGTAATACCAACAAATATATTACAGAACTTTTAAACAATAAAGACAATGATAAAGACCGGCCTACTTTCTATGGCAAATCTATGGTTAAAGTATATGATGGTAGAAATGACCAAAGACAAACACGTTCAACTACAATAACCAATAGAAATAGACCTGATTTGGTATCACCAATATCAGGATTTCCGGAAAGAACTATAAACTATGCTTATTTTTCAAACGGAGGTTATGGTAGATTGGAGTGTCTATCACCGAAATCAGGATGTTTTATAGTATCGCAGACAGCAATACCAAATCAAACACGTCCTGTTGGTGACATTATAGTTAAATTGGCAAAAAATGGTAGATCACCATTACCAGAACAAATACCAAGTGATCCCTGCTATCGTGGATATAGAACAAAATACATAAGCGGTACTGTGTGGGAACAATATTGGGAAGTGCAATTAAATTGTTTAGGTGATTTATACCCTGAGTATGAATGGCGTATAGATGATGCGTTATTTGAAGCAAATGGAACTCATTTTGAAGTATGGGAAGACGTAGAATTTGCTGGAACAGAAATCGGATTTAATGATGTATGTAATCCAAAAGAAGTTGCTAAGGAACAGGATCCTTATATTGAAGCTTCTGATATTAGAGGATGTTATCAATTACACACATCAAAGATTTTCCACAAATACCCTGATTATAAAATACAAGGTATGGATGATTACATAAAAGGACCTGAAGTATTAACAACACAAGATTATAGTGGATTGGGTCCTGGAATTAAGCTCAATAGAAAAATACAAAGAGCTGATTGCATAGATACTCCAATAAAAGTATATCATCCACTTGCTGTTGGTAGAGATATAATTGCTGGAAGAGATTCAATAGAAACACGAGGTCTATTCAATTTCACCCAATCACTTCTTTCATACAGTACAAGTTCTATTCAGTCTGTTGAAACTAAAAAATATCACTACGATATTGTTGATGAAACACGAGTAATAAACGGACTACCAATTTCATATTTCTCAGTTGCATATGGATCTAAGGCTGGTTCTGGATCATTATATGAGGGTTACGAATTAAATGATTCACCGACACGTGCAATATATTCACAACATAGATTATTAACGTTAGAACCATTTGAAACAGAATTTCAAGTATACAATAACGGTATATTATCATCAAACGAAAAAGATGTTTACATAATATCGTTTAATCGTGATTCACTAATAGACAGGATAGATCCAGGAAACTTTGAAATATCACTGAAAGATTTCACAAATTCAGATATTATGACGTTTATAGATAATTCAAATGATTTGTTAGAAACAGAATTTTCAACGGATTATCAATATACTTCATTCGATATTGTAAGTGGAAGTTTGACTAAAGGAGCACATCCATCCGGATCTGGAGATATATCAACAAATACAACCTTTACATCATATGGTAAGGTATATCCGACATTAGGTATAATAATTTTTGATGCGAAAAAGTTGGATGACGAATTGGGATTTAATACTAATCGTGCAAGTAATGTAGATGGTGATAATGCTTATAAACTGTTTACAGCTATAAGTGGAGCAGCTGCTTTGGGTTATCCAATGAAGGCAAGAAATTCAACAACTAAGAAATCGAATTATTATTACATACGTGTAAATACGAATGCTTCAAATTATACAAATAATCCAACTATGGTTAATCCTCCAAATTTTGTAAGAAGTTTGGATGAAATTAAAAATTTGGATGATTGTGAAGACAAGGTGGATTTGATTTTACAATTGATGGATAATAAACCCACGACTGACGGTAACTTTATAAAAAATGAATATTTTAAATTAAGACCAACAACATACATAACGACTGTTGGTTTGTATAACGATGCTAATGAATTGTTGGCTGTTGCTAAAGTAAGTAAACCAATAATGAAAACTCCAGACAAAGATATTTTAATAAAAATAAGATTGAATTGGTAATATGGCTAAAGAATTTGAGGCACTCGATGTTGGTTACTTAGGATCTTTTATAGAAGAAAGGGCCGATAATGACGGCGATGATATAAAAAAAAGTATAACCCTAGGTGTTCCCGACAATAATATATGGGTAATAAATCCACTCACAGGTATATTGGAAAGCCGTATATCTATGGGTGATAAAAACGATCCTCAATTCGTTCAATTCAACGGAACAAAGCCAACTGCTCCAACTACCGACTTGGTTATAAAAACTATAGGTCAAACTGTTAAAATAACAAATGCAACAAGCACAGAATTTTGCGTTACCGATACATACGGAATTTCAGACTTCACATATAACCCAAGTAATTTTCCAAAAGAGTATATGTCTTGTGAAAAGTCTATATTCTTCACATCTAACAACAAATTGCAATGGCCAACACCACTACAAACCAACAATATGTTGGAGGATCTCAGTAGAAAGATACCATACGATATTGGGTTTTCAAAAAAATATTATAGATTGGGTAAATTATCACACAATCATTTGATGCAAATACAAGAGGATACCGGAGTATCAGCTGACTTCTTAAAAAGATTTGATGTACTATTCCTGTTCGATAGTGAATACCCAAATGATATAGACTTCAGTAAAATAAAATTAAGCTATGAGTGGGACGGTTTTTCAATAGATGAAAATGATGCTAACAATTTAGTATATTCGGATTACTATAAAATGGATGGTGCCGTATATGCTAACTTTGTATTTTTAGTTTCAGACCATATGCTAAAGGTAATAAAGGATTATTTTTCTTCTAACATAGAAAAAAGAACAGTATTTCAAAATTCTATAGTACATAACCCGTTAACAACTATACCACCAAGAGTTGAAGAACCTAACTTTAAAAGACTAATATCTTTTGTAACCGAACCAATAAATAGACCAAATGCAGAATCGGTTATAAACACAATATCTACCAAGAAACTATACACGGCTAAATCTGACATAACAGATTTACAATTAGTTCAAGATATGATTGTCTCTGAAATATTTACAGAGGTTCAAGACATATTTAATATAGAATCAATTGTTTCAAATATACAAAATGATGGAACTGAAGATGTTGATATAGGTGATGAATTAGATGTAATAAGTGAAACAGCATCTTCAATAAACAATGCATTTGAAATTAATACGCCAAATAGTTCTTCTGCAATAGATGTGGTAAATCAAAAAATTTATAATTTACTACAAAAATACACACAATTTCAGGCAGAAAATAATTACCCAAGTCTAAATGATATATCAACTGTTAGTGGAAGTTATGGTATAATAAATTTTGAGTCACCATTTACTCTTACTAATGTTACTGTTACACCAACAACAGTAACGCCCACAACACCACCACAAACTGAAACCCCTTTAAATCCTGTATCTATATTTGCAAATTTCGATTTACCGCAATTTGCTTACAAGAGATTAGACTACAACAGTGATTTTGCAATATCAGATTTATTCTACAAAACAAAACCATTATTTTCAAATGGTAGTGATAGAAATTCTGTATTTTATTTGGAATACCCACAGTTTCCACAATCAAAATACTATTTGAATGTTAAAACAGATACCAACCAAAGCGTTTCTGCTGAATCCGTTTTCAGCATAGCTTATGCACATATATCAGGTTCGGGTTCATCTTATATCGTTAGTGATTTAGGATATGACATAGACCAATACCCATCAAAAGGATTGTATAAAAAATACATGGCAGAATGTTTTTCTGGAGATGACTCCATAGTATTTAAGAATGGTAAGAGAAGTGATCATTTTTATATCTTACAATTTAATCGGGAATTGTTTAAAGATAAAATAAATAATGGACATTTTCAAATATCATTAGCTCCAATATCATCAAGTTCAAATCAGTTGATAAATACTGGAAGTAACTTTGAATTTGATCAGGAAAACGATACTATATTTAAATTAATAGATGATAGTTTGGTATCAACGATATACTCAGATCAACCAAGGGCACTTGATGAATATTATAATATAGTAGAAGGTACTTTACAAGACGGTCCAATAGACTATGAAGTAGCGGACGGTTGGGGTTATGTGTTTCCGAATAAAGGTATTATACTATTTGATGCAGATATGCTGAATAAGTATTGTAACTTCAATACGGTAACAGCTTCAATTGATGGTGACAATGCAAAAAAATTATTCTTGTCAATAAGTGGATCTTGTTCACCAAATAATTCAAGAACGGAACATGAATATTGGTATATGCGTTCTGCTGAAATGTATGCTGACGAAAATTATTTTTGTAGAATAAATAGAAATGAATTTAACTACTCAAATAATTATACATATACATCGGGTTCTACAATGAAGGTTTTTACCGATAAAGTAAATAATACAACAAAAACTTATGTCACAGGCATCGGTTTGTATGATGATTCAAATAATCTATTAGCGGTTGGTAAATTTAAAAAACCTTTACTCAAAGACAGTAGTTATGAATACGTTGTTAATGTAAAGTTAAGAAGGATTTAATACTAAATGCAATCTAATACTATAAATATATTTTTCAAAAATCTTAGAAACGGTGACTACTCTGTACGCCCATTTAGTGCTAATAAGACATGGAACTTTTCGTCAAATAATATAGACATGAGACGTTCTGCTTCGGGAGACGAATTAGTTTGGGGAAATATAAATACAAGTTGGATAGATATGGTAAAGCGTTGGATATTAAATTTAGGAACGCAAAACGTAACCATACAAAAATTAAACTCAGTTGATGATATACATATAAACGCTTATAGATTCTTCTATCCAGAAAACCACAAATATTTTGGTAATGTTATTAATATATCATCATCATTGTATTCAAATGATTATCCACACCAACCAATAGACCCAAAAATATTATGGTATTATTTAGACCATAATTTTTACAAAGATTATTTCCCTGATAAGTTTGCATCAACAGCTATTGATGATGATCAAAGTAACCTATTGGCTGACACAGGATCGATTTTAGTTTTACCGAGAAACCTTTATGGCGAAGGAATAAGACCAGGAACATTTAATATGACAATGGTAAATCCCGAAACATCAATGGAATATAAAATAATTGATGACGGTAAAGGTAATATATTGGATACATCTTTTAACCAATCAGAGTTTGTTGATTACAGAGCTCAAATCCTTTCAATCGGTTTCAATGAAAAATACAGAGAATACGGGTTTGTAAATAAAAAGAAACCATACGTAATAGATACATCAAATAGATTAAATTCAGTTGTTGTCAATAATGTTAGAGGTATATCATACTCACCTGGCATAAACGTAAATGGAACGGAACAGTCAACTGGTGTATGCGCAAATTTTGATGGTGCTTACTTAGAAGTAACAGATGATGTTGCTTTCAATTTTTCAGGAGAGTTAGACTTTGCTTTCAGTTTTTGGGTAAAAACACCTGAAACACAATCAGTTGAATATGTAAGTGTGAATCCGTTATTTAATAAAAAATCTATCAATATGCAAGATAAGTTTTCTTCTAAAACAGGAATAGTATCTTTACGAGAATATTCGGATATTGAACAATTCCCATTCAATATAAGCATAACAAATAGAACGGATGCAAACCCATATTCAATTGTTTTTGCACAAAGTTCAAATATAGAACGAGTTGATTTAATTTCATCGGGACTAACACCGAATGAATGGACTCATGTTTTGTGTCAAAAGAGTGGAAGCCAATATGAAATTTGGATTAATGGGACATTAGACGTTAGTCAAAGCTTTGTGATTTCAGATAATGTACAGAATAACAGACATTTCTTAATAGGCAGTGATGGTAGATCTAATCACTTCTCAGGATCATTAGATGAAATAAAAGTCTTTAGTAAAGCTTTAAACTCTAATGAAATTAATAAATTAAGTGACAACAGCTATAGCCATGGCTATGCTTATCAATCTAATAAAATAGGATCTATATTATATGATCAAGGCATATTGATCATATCGGATTTTAGGCCTAAATATTCTAATGCTTTATTGGGTAAGACTGGAATATTAGACTATGAAAATAACGAATATGGATTTAATGCTCAATTTAAAACTTCTACACGATTTTATGAACACGAGGTAGTTTGTAGAATACCAAAAACTGATTTTAATATCACACAAAATGCTTCAACTATTATAAAATATGATAGAAAACAGAAACCAAAACAATATTTATCTAATAGAGAATTTAGACCGTATTTTACAACGATAGGTCTATATGACGATTTTGGTAATTTATTAGCGGTTGCAAAATTAGCAACACCAATTAAAAAAAGAAAAGATGTGGACATTAATATTGTTATAAGGTTTGATTGCTAAAATGGCAATTATTTATGCACATATACGATTAGATACTAACGATATTTTTTACATAGGTCGTGGTATTGACTATAAAAGACCAGTATCTCGTACTAATCGAAATAAATATTGGCATAATATAGTCAACAAATATGGATATAGAGTGGAAATATTATGGGAATCTAATGCAAATATGACAAAAGAGGAAGCTTGGGTTTTAGCGGGTAAAAAAGAAATAGAATTTATAAAAAAATATGGACGAATGGATTTGGGTGAAGGTAAATTAGTAAATATGACAGATGGCGGAGAAGGTGTAATTGGTAAAATTTACACAGAAAAATACAGAGAAAATTTAAGAAAATCACATATAGGTATACAAGCTGGGGACAAACATCCGCTATATGGCAAGCCAAGAACAGAAGAAACTAAAAAAAAATTGTCAGAAGCTAACCGTGGGAAAAAATTATCAATTGAACATAGAAAAAACATAGGTATTGGCAATAAGGGTCGTATTGTATCGGCAGAAACACGTAGTAAAATTGGAATGGCTCATTCTGGAAAAATAGTTTCAAAAGAATCTAAAGAAAAAATGAGAAATGCAAAATTGGGAAAACCATCAAAACTTATAGGCAAAAGTCCATCAAAAGAATCTATAAAAAAAATGAGTGAATCACATATTGGTTCTAAATGGATGAATAATACTATAATAGAATCACAAGTTATGAAATCTAAAATAAATGAATATCTTTTGAATAATTGGGTTTTTGGAAGATTGAAATGAAAAGAAATAAAGTTGCGTTAAAACACGGATTTAGAAGTGGTTTAGAAGAAACTATAAACGAATCACTGAACAAATCAAAAAAACAATTTGGTTATGAATCTGAAAAAATATCGTATATCCAACCAGAAACTAAACACAACTACACACCAGACTTTATACTAACAAAAAAAGATGGTACAAAAATGTACATAGAATCCAAAGGCCGTTGGGTAAAAACTGATCGATTAAAGTTTGATTTGATATTCAACCAATATCCAGGAATAGATATTCGATTCGTTTTTCAAAATCCTAATGCAAAATTATACAAAGGAAGTAAAACAACTTACGCAGAGTATTGTGATAAGAAAGGTTGGCTTTGGGCAAAAAAAGAAATACCTAACGAATGGTTAAAAAACTGCTTGTAAATATGATATAAATTTCGTATATTTATAAAAAAGTATTATTTACATACGTGTATTTATGATAAATTACGATTTATTGAATCTGTTAGAAAAGGTTTTGGGTAAAGGAAGACGAACATCGGGAAACAACTACGCTTTCTTCTCACCATTTATAACTCATTACAAACCTAAATTAGAAATAAATTTAACGGTGAATAACAATAGTGACAATCCGTGGCATTGTTGGGTTTCTAATGCGAAGGGTAGAAATATAAAGGCTCTGTTTAAGAGTATGAAAGTAAACCGTTCATTTTATGATGATTTAAATAAAATATTAGGAACAAGAGTTTTATATGCTGATGATTCTAATAAAAATGAACACGAAGAATTGTCATTACCTAATGAATTTATACGTTTAGCAGACTACTCAAAACAAACCGACAAGTTACTAAGATTAGAATTAAAACGTGCAATAGAATATCTAAAAAAACGTGGTTTAACAAAAACAGATATTCTACGTTATGATATAGGATACTGTCCTTCAGGAAAATACTTCGGTAGGATAATAATACCATCCTACGATGCAAACTACGAATTAAACTATTTTGTATCAAGAACCGTTTTTGAAGATGAACTATACAAACATAAAAATCCAAAAGTAAGTAAAGATGTTATAGGGTTTGAGTCCTTTATAAATTGGGATGAACCAATAACTTTGGTTGAAGGTGCTTTTGATGCAATAACAGCACGGTTCAATGCAATACCACTTTTTGGTAAAACTCTATCAAATAAGTTAAAAGAAAAGATAATATTAAGAAGACCACCGAAAGTTATTGTTGCATTGGATAATGATGCTAAAGTAGATGCCTTTAGAATTTCAAATTATTTATTGTCAAATGGTATTGATGTTTCAATATTAAACATGCAAGCAAAAGATGTAAATGAATTAGGTTTCAATAATTTTTCCGTAATAAAAAAACAAACACCCAAAACAGACAGTTACGATATAATCAAACAAAGGATATTATATGCTTAAAGAATATGTACACTTATCGGGAATGAGTAAGGTAGAAAAAATCTTACACATTGCCGATGTTCACATTCGTAATTTTAAAAGACACGATGAATACAATAGTGTGTTTGAATCTCTATATGAATTGTGTAGAGAAAAGGTATCCGAAAATAAAAATACAATAATATATCTTGCAGGTGATATTGTACATGCAAAAACGGATATGACACCCGAATTAATTAGTATGGTTACTAATTTCTTGGATACACTTTCAAAGATAGCACCAACAATTTTGATAGCAGGAAACCACGATTGCAATTTAAATAATATGAGTAGAATGGATGCACTGTCTCCAATAGTATCATTGATTGATAGTGACTTTAATCAACTATTTTACCTAAAAGAAACGGGTGTTTACACAATTGGTGATATAGATTTTGTGTTAAATTCTGTATATGAAGATCCTGAAAACTTTATATTAGCAAAAGATGTACAAAGTGATAACAAGAAAATAGTGTTGTTTCATGGTGCAATAGATATGTCTTCTACTGATAGTGGAAACACTATGAAAAATAAAAGCATAACTATAGAAAAATTTGATGGCTTTGATTATGGTATGTTCGGTGATATTCATAAATTTCAATACTTAGAACCTACGTGTAAATTTGCTTATGCTGGATCTTTGATTCAACAAAATTTTGGTGAAGGTCTTATTCACGGTATAATAGAGTGGGATATAAAGAATGACAAATCAAAATTTTTAAGAATAAGAAACGATTGGACATATCATACTGTTGAAGTTGACAACGGGGTAGTAAAGGAATACCCAACAGAATATTCAAAATTTAATTGTGTTAGAATAAAATCCAACAACACCAATAATTCAGATATATTCAATATTGTTACCGAATTAAAATCTAAAGCAAACATAGTTGATATTCGTGTACAACGTATAAGTAATAAATTGACGAGTCAATTACAAATAAATACAAATCCAATTGGAGACGTGCGTGATGTTGAACATCAAAACTCTTTGATAAAAGATTTCATACGTTCTCGTTATAATGTAACAGATGACATATTGGAAAAAATTGCTAATATAAACAGAAACATAAATACTAAGTTGTCCGAATCAGACATAGTAAGAAACCTTATTTGGCAACCAATGTATTTTGAATTTGAGAATATGTTTTCGTATGGTGAAGGTAACATCGTTGATTTCTCAAAAATGAATGGTGTATATGGATTATTTGCTGCCAATGCAAGTGGGAAGTCATCAATAATGGACGCAATAATGTTCTGTATATTCGATAAATGTTCAAGGACATACAAAGCTTCCCAAGTTTTGAATAACAGCAAAGAAACCTTTAGATGTAAATTTAACTTCATGCTTGCTGGTAAATCATATTGGATTGAAAGAAACGGTGTTAAAGATAAAAAAGGAAATGTAAAAGTCAATGTTGATTTTTGGTCAGAAGAAGATGGTGTGAAAACAAGTCTCAATGGCCAAGATAGAGATTCTACCAATTTTATAATTAGAAAATACTTGGGTACATATGATGATTTCATCATAACAACCATGTCACTTCAAGGTAATAATACTAATTTTGTTGATAAGGCACAAAGAGAACGTAAAGACTTGTTAGCTCAATTTTTAGACTTAGATTTGTTTGAAGAATTAAATGCCATTGCTTCTGATGATATAAAAAGTGTTCAAACCCTTATAAAGGAATTTAGTAAAAAAGACTACTCATCAAAAATAGCGGAATCAAAAGTAAAGTTTAAACAATACTCTACACAATTAGATGAGTTAATTGATGATAGAGATTTGACAAACAAAACAATCGAAGATTTGAGTGAAGAAGTTATTAAACTGAATAAAAAACTAATACAAATAGATGTCAATTTGGAAAATAAATCTTTGGAAGATTTGGAAGAAAAAAGAGATACCCTCGTAAAAAAAGGAAAATCCGTAAAGACTGAAATTCAAGAATTGGAATCAGAAATAAAATCCCTAAACAATAAGGTTAATGATTATCAGGTTGGTCTATCAAATATAGATAGAAAAGCATTAATTGATAAACGAGATAAAATAGATTCTCTCAAAACAGAATTGGCAAAGTATGAATCTGATGTTCGTGCAATAAAATCAAGTGTAAATCATTGTGAATCAAAAATTGATAATCTGAAATCACATGAATATGATCCTAATTGTAAATTCTGTGTAAATAATGTTTTTGTTAAAGATGCTAAAAAGGCAGAAAATGATTTGATTGGTTTCATGGAAGATTTGAAATTAACACAAAACAAAGTTAATGAAATAGAAACAGAACTAAAAATCGGCATATCTGTTTATAGTGAATTAGATAAGTTATATCATATTGAAAATGCACTATTTGACGTTCAAAAACAAATACATAATTTAGAAAAAACTTTGTATTCAAAGAATGATTCCAAAAAAGAATTGATAGAATCTATAACAAAAATAGATGAGCTAATACAGAGATACCATGAGAATCAAGACGCAATTTTAAAAAATGAAACGGTACTTAAACAATTGAAAGAGATAGAAAAAGAAAAGTATAATCTTTCAACATTACGTTTAAAGGAATTAGAAAATAAAATAATAGAATGTAGTGGTGAAGTAAAAGTATATCAACAGATTATAAATGAGTGCAATGAATCCATAAATAAATTAAAAGAATTGGAAACCGAATTTCATGCTTATGATTACTACTTAAAGGCTGTAAATAGAAACGGTGTACCATATGAATTAATAGCACAAGCTCTACCAAAAGTACAAGCTGAAACAAATAATATTTTATCCAATATCGTAGATTTTCAAGTATTGTTCGATACCGATGGTAAGAGTATAAACACATACATAGTTTATGACGATGAACATTTTTGGGCTTTAGAGTTATCAAGTGGAATGGAAAAGTTTATTTCATCGCTTGCAATAAGAACTGCACTTATAAACATATCATCATTACCAAGACCAAACTTTATGGTAATAGATGAAGGATTAGGTTCTTTAGATGCAACAGTATTGAATAATTTCTCTTTGTTTTTAGATTACTTAAAAACACAAATGGAATTTATTATACTAATATCACACATAGATGTAGTCCGTGATATTGTAGATAGTCAAATAGATATAAAGAAGGAAAAGGGATTTTCTTCTATAAATTTTTAAAATGAGGATGATATGAAAAAAATATTACATATAGTACCACATCTCTCAACAGGTGGATTGCCACAGTACACACTAAAGATGATACAGGAATTCAGTAAAGAAAATGAAGTGTATTGTATAGAATACTCAAATCATACAGGTGGGGTATTTGTTGTACAACGAAATCAAGTGGTTAATATATTGGGTGAAAAGTTTTATAGTCTATTAGATGACAAGACTAAAATATTAGAAATAATAGAAGAAGTAAATCCCGATGTTATACACTTCCAAGAAATACCTGAATCTTTTGTGAAGGCGGATCTATTAGAAAAAATATATCACAATAACAGAAAGTATTCAATTGTAGTTACAACACACGGTTCAATGACCAATCCATCACAAATAGTTTTCGGTGCTGATAAATATATTTTAGTATCTGAATGGAGTAAAGATAGATTTACTGAAGTATTTGACGAGTCTATATGTGATGTTTGGGAATATCCCATCGATAACATTGAGTATGATAAAGATTTGGCGAAAAAAGAATTGGGATTTGACTCGAATTACAAACACGTACTCAATGTTGGTTTATTTACACCTGGAAAAAATCAGGGTGAGTTAATAGAATTAGCAAAAGAATTTAAAGATGAAAAAGTATTATTTCATTTCGTTGGTAATCAAGCTATAAATTTTAAACATTATTGGGAACCTATTATGAAGGAGTTTCCAAATAATTGTATTTGGCACGGTGAAAGAAATGATGTTGATAAATTCTATAAGGCAGCTGATGTATTTTATTTCACTTCAAATTTTGAATTAAATCCATTGGTGGTAAAAGAGGCTTTAAGTTATGGGTTGCCAACTTTTATAAAAAAATTGGATACATACAAAAATGCTTATGATGGTGTGGTAACATACATAACAGATAACAAACGATTAAACATACAAAATTTAAGGCAAAAAATGGAAACTAAAAAAAATGATGATGAAATAGTAATTGTTTTATCACACCCAAATACTCCATATAAAAAAAGATTATTGATGGAGTGTTTAGAAAATATCAATAGAGAAGTTTTACTATCTACTAACTATTTTGTAGATGAATCGGTTGAAAAGTTATGTGACCATGTTCTTTACACAAAGAACAATCCAATTTTGTATAGTGATGAGTTTAAAAAATATGATGTTGCTTACTATGCTTTTAAAACAGATGATAATGGTGTTAGACACTCAAAACTATTTGATTATGAACATGGATATGCTGTGTACACGTTAATACAAAATGCACTTCGGTATGCACAGAGTTTAGGTAAAAAAATTACACACATTATTAATTACGATTACCTAATTAATGATAGCGTTTTTGCTAAAAATTACGAAACATTAAAAGAGTCAGATTTGATTCTCTATAAACACACCACTACAAATTATATGGAAGATAGTGTCAGTTCAGGTATAATATCCGGAAAAATAGAAGCTATCAATGATTTTTTTCAAAAATATAAAAGTAAGGACGAATACTATTCAGGTGGTAACAGTGAAGGGTTTGCAATCTTAGAGGGAAAATTACATAGACATTATTTGAAAACGGATGGTATAAAAATTAATTATGAGATATATGAAACATTAAAGGCAGAAAATGTATTGGATAGAGAGGGTACTTCACAGTTTGAAACAGCAGATAATCTTGAAGGTGCTGATTTCGCTACAATATCAAAGGCATTTGGTTGTGATAAATCTATAGATCATAGGTATGAATACCCATACGACACCTACCTTAAAAAATTCAGAGATAAGACATGTACTATATTTGAAATTGGTATAGATGCCGGAAAATCATTGAAAGTTTGGGAAAATTTTCTACCAAAGGCAAAAATATACGGTATGGATATAGGTGTTGAATTGAAATATGAACGTGGTGAAGTATTTAAAGCTGATCAGAGTAACTTAGATGATTTGACACGTATTAAAAATCAAATAGGAAAATGTGAAATAATAATAGATGATGGTAGTCATGTCATAGACCATCAATTAAAATCGTTTTATTATTTGTTTGAGAATATGTTGGATTGGGGTGGTGTTTATGTGATAGAAGATATTGAATGTAGCTATTGGAATCCAAACAGTACTATCTATGGATATGTGGTTGGTGAAGAAAATATAATAGATCATTTCGTAAAATTAAACCATTCTGTAAATAATAACTACAGTAACCATACAAACGATTTACATATAAAATCAATATCATATTATCCAAATTGTATCGTTATTGAAAAATATACTAAAGACGAGATTAGAAGCGAGGAATACAGATTCAAACATTTATTATAATAGGTGAACTATGATATACGATAATATAAATAAAAATGATAATTTGGTAAACAATACAATAGCCACTGAGGTTATAGTTAATTTTGTTCGTGGTGCTACTGTTGAAATAAAATCCGTTTTCGATAAACAATATAGAGTTGAATTTTGGAACAATAATGGACAATGTGAATATAGAACTATTATAAATTCAAATTCTTGGGCGAGAACAACTAAAAAATATTTTGACCAATATACCTGTAAGGTATACGATGGTGATACACTAATCCACGAACACAAATATGATGCTCGTGGAAAACGTGTTTATATTGCATTAGAATCAAAATCATTGGGTGATACATTAGCTTGGTTTCCTTATGCTCAAGAGTTTGGAGAAAAATGGGGATGTAAAGTAGTATGTTCAACTTTTTGGAATTACCTATTCAAGGATCAATACCCTGATATAGAATTTGTTGAGCCTGGAACACCTGTTAAAGATTTGTATGCCATGTACACATTGGGTTGGTATTATAATGAGAATGGTGTTTTTGATTATTCAAGAAATCCAAAAGATTTTAGACAAATATCTTTACAACAAACAGCTTCGGATATTTTAGGATTGGAATTTAAACATGTTAAAGCTAAATTAAATCTACCGCAAGTTCAAAAGAAAAAGAAAGTTGGGTTTGGAATACATTCCACTGCACAAGCAAAATATTGGAATAATCCAACGGGGTGGCAACAAGTGACCGATTACTTATTGGAACATGGATATGAACCCGTAATATTATCAAAGGAAGGGGATGGTTACATGGGTAATAATCACCCAATAGGAGCAACAAAATTTCCAGCAGGATCTATAACAGATCTTATTAAAGAAATGCTAACCTGTGAGTTTTTCATCGGAATAGGTTCAGGATTAACTTGGTTGGCATGGACATTAGATTTGCCAATAGTATTAATATCAGGATTTAGTAATCCAATATCAGAATTTATTGACGATTCGGTTGACCGTGTATTTAATGATAGTGTTTGTAATAGTTGTTTTAACAGACACAGATTAGATGCGGGTGATTGGAATTGGTGTCCTGACCACAAAGGAACTGAAAAACAATTTGAATGTACCAAATCTATCACATTTGATATGGTTAAACCCATATTAGAAAAAAAAGTTGTTAGTTGATTGACATAATATTTTTTTAAATGATATTTATTTCTGAGATATACTCTGCAAGTACTGTAGCTTAACAAAACATTTCTAAATTTCAATAAATGTTCCATTACAATACATTTTTTGATATAGTGAGAGAAAAAAATTGGCAGATCCAAAAATAACCAGAAATTTATCTGAATTATCAGTATCCGAATCATTTTATAGATTACTACAAACAGATCCAGTAGACGACAGAACACTGTTAGATGGTACTGGATCTATTGTAGAAAATCTAACCGTATCGGGAACAATTGAGTCTTATGGGGTAATAATAGACGAACAATTGGTAATACCGAAATATACAACAGATCCCACCCCCGTTTTAGGCGGAATATACTACAACACAACAGACAATTATATCTATAAATCCGATGGAACAATTTGGACACAGATGGGTACTGGAACATCTGGTGACACAGGAACCAGCGGTACATCAGGAACATCAGCTACAAATGGCACATCAGGGTCTTCAGGCACATCTGGATCTTCTGGAACAAGAGGCACATCGGGAACATCAGGCACATCAGGATCTTCTGGAACAAGAGGCACATCTGGATCTTCAGGCACATCAGGATCTTCTGGAACAAGGGGCACATCGGGATCTTCAGGGATAAACGGAACATCGGGATCTTCAGGCACATCGGGATCTTCAGGAACAAGAGGCACATCTGGATCTTCAGGGATAAACGGAACATCAGGACTTGATGGGGTTGATGGTACTTCAGGAATTGACGGAGTAGATGGTACTTCAGGAACAGACGGCATTTCAGGAACAGATGGCACTTCAGGAACAGACGGCATTTCAGGTACAGACGGAACTTCAGGAGTTGACGGAGTAGATGGAACTTCAGGACTTGATGGGATTGATGGAACTTCAGGACTTGATGGGGTTGACGGTACATCAGGAACAGACGGCATTTCAGGTACAGACGGAACTTCAGGAATTGACGGAATAGACGGTACTTCAGGAACAGACGGCATTTCAGGTACAGACGGAACTTCAGGAGTTGACGGAGTAGA